TAGCACTGAATGCGAAGTTAAAATACACGACAAGCAAAAGGCTCTCCAACGCCTTGAAAAATATCAAGGGCTTACAAAGCAAGAAGATGAACATTTACAGCTTGAACAGCAGAAGCTTGAATTTGCCAAAGCGCAAGCAGCAAAACAAGATGAACCGCCAACGAGTCAAGACTTGTCAAGTCTCATGAATGCACTTACGCCTCAACAGCCGCTTGAAAACATATTTGAAAAGCTGGGCGGTGAGCCTGATGCGGAGAAATAAATCCGTTTCCAAGTTTGAGTTTTCTCAATTTTCAATAAAGCAGCAGCAACTTATATACTGGCCTGATTATTATAAAGATTGCAACATGGTAATTGCTGACGGTTCAATCCGTTCAGGCAAAACAATAGCCATGATTGTGGGCTTTTTATATTGGGCATTTAAAAACTTTTACAATAAGTCGGGTGCGTACAATTTCATACTGGCGGGTAGATCGGCAGGCGCACTCAAGCGTAACGTAATTAACCCCATGAGGCAAATACTTAATGCATGGGGTGTGGAACACAGTTACATACGTTCAGAAGACCCACACATTCAAATAGGTAATCTTACATTTTATCTTTTCGGCGGTAGCACAGAAGCATCACAAGACACATTGCAAGGGCTTACTGCGGCATCAACGTTGCTTGATGAAGCAGCGTTGATGCCACAAAGTTTTGTTGAACAAGCAATAGCCCGTTGTTCTGTAGACGGCTTTAAAATATGGTTTAACTGCAACCCCGAAAGTCCATATCATTTTTTGAATGTTGAAATGATTCAAAAAGCCGCAGAAAAAAAGATAGTTCATTTGCATTTTACACTCAATGATAACCTCACACTTTCAGAACGTGTCAAAGAAAATTACCGTCGCATGTTTACTGGCGTGTTTTTTGACCGTTATATATTAGGTCTCTGGCGTGCGGCAGAGGGCATTATTTATTCGATGTTTAGCGACATTGAGAATACATACGATGACAGTACAAGGCCGCCACACCTTGAATCTTATGCCCTTAGGTACATCACAATTGACTATGGCACCGCAAACCCTTGTTGCTTCCTCGACATTTATGACGATGGAGATACCATTTGGATTGAAAATGAGTATTACTGGGATGGGCGAGAGAAGCGGCAGCCAAAGTCAGACCCACAGTATGCAGATGATCTTAAAACGTTTATAGCACACACACCTGAACCTCAGCGGATAATTCTCGACCCGTCTGCATTAAACTTCAAAACAATGCTGCAACAGCGTGGATTTATCGTTAAATCAGCAAACAACGATGTGTCCGCCGGAATAAGTGCTGTAGCAAGTCTTTTGTTTCGGCGTAAAATCAAGGTACATAAGTGCTGCGTGAACTTTATTCGAGAGGTACACACTTATTCGTGGGATGAAAAGAAAGCCCAGCAGACAGGCAAAGAAGAACCTATAAAAGTAGGGGATCACAGCCAAGACGCATTACGCTATTTTGTCTATACAATATTACCAAAATGGAGGATAAGCGGATAATGAAACTGTTTAAGAAATTGCGTAAATGGTGGGGATACTTGTTCTTAGGTGAACCGATGCAAATTTAACCAAATCGTATAATAATTCATAAATTCCTTAATTATTCAACTTTTATGCATTGCATATACATTATGCGTTTGTACAAAATCACAATGATTATTTAATGGTAAGGGCAAAATAAGCCGCATAACTAGATAATTCCTATTGTGATAATGACGAACCTAATTATCCTAAACATTTATTTTGTCTAATTGAATTAAAGGCCGCAAGGCCTTATTTTTACGCTTTGAGGTGAGAAAGTGAAAGCTATAACAGTAACAAGGGATCAGCTATTCGATGAAATAATCAGCAAGAAAAAAGATGTTGACCCATTTTCTATTCCCGATCATGCCGAAATCCCATTTCCCGAAAAGAATCAAATAGGTATAACTCCATTTGAGGGTGACAAAAGATATTTACCGTTAATGAATGCATCCGAAACCCACAAGCACATTTTTAACGGCATTCCAATGTTTAGACGTACCACTAGTCTTGAAACTGCTGCAAGAATGATTAATTTTGGTGGATGGGTTATGACCGGAATGTTTAAGGAAAATGACCAGATGACTTATTATCTTGAAAGATAGGTTCAATGCGTGTACTGCGGCTACACGCTATTTTTATGCCCGTTTATAGGCTCACACTCCACAGCCAAATAAAAATTTAGGAGATATGTTATGAAAAACGAACTTATGATTTTTGAACAAAAAGAGCAAGCGGTTGTAAGTAGCCGAACTGTTGCAGAAAGATTTGAAAAAGACCATTTCCATATGTTGAGGGATATTAAAAGTCTCATTGAGGGTATATCCAAAAATGGTGACACCCTCAAACGCTATTTTATTTTCTCTGAATATGTCAATGAGCAGAACGGGCAGCGTTACCCCGAATACTTATGCACCCGTGATGGTTTTTCACTTCTTGCAATGGGATTTACAGGTCAAAAAGCACTTCAATGGAAGCTCAAATATATTAACGTTTTTAATGAAATGGAATCGTTTATAAAAGAGCGTCAATCCAGTGAATGGCTCATGACGCGCAAGCAAGGCAAGCTAATCCGCCGTTCAGAAACCGATACAATTGCAAACCTTATCGAATATTCAGAGACGCAGGGCAGTCGGAACATGCGCAAGCAAGCCTATAACATCTATTCAAAACTTGTCAATTCACTTGTCGGTATAGAATCAGGACAACGTGAAACGGTTTCTTTCAAAGTCATTTCAACAATTGGATTTTTGGAAGATATGATTCTTCATACCATTGATGAGGAAATGCAAAAAGGTACTCACTACAAGGAAATATATAAAGTCTGCAAATCATATGGCGAACAAATAATGCGATTTGCATATTTGCCAAGACTAACAGCATAAATGAACGGAAGTGAAACCATGAGCAAACGCAGTTCACAGCGTCGGGCGGCGGCACAGCAACGAGCAAAAGACACAAAGCCGAATATTACACAGCCAGCCGCAGAGCCACAGCAGGCCGCGCAAGATGCTTATAGTAACCCTGCTGCTAATATTGGCTATGGCACTGAAAGCATGGCAGAGAGTGTTGAATATCAGTACACAAGAGAAACGCTCAACTACATGCAATTAATAGCGCTTTATCGTGGCTCGGGTATATTAAAGCGTATTGTCAATAAGCCTATTGAAGATGCCTGTGCTCATTGGCTTAAGATAGACTCGCAAATTACTCCCGACCAAAAAGACGCTGTTGAACGCTGCATAAAGCAAACAGGATTAAAAAAGAAAATTGAAACGGGTTTGAAATGGGGAAGATTGTTCGGTGGCGCAGCAGGGCTGATTATGATTGATGGTCAAGGTGATATGTTAGACCAGCCGCTTGACGTTGATTCAATTGAGCCGGGCAGTTTCAAGGGCATTTACATAGTCGACCGTTGGAGTGGCATATATCCCGACCTTAATATTGTAGATGATATTGGTAGCTCTGCTTTCGGCTTGCCTGAATATTATCAAGTTCGTACCTCTGAAAACGGCGCAGCGGATATGAAAGTACACAACAGCCGTATAGTACGTTTTCAAGGTGAGGAATTGCCATATTGGGATATGCTTGCAGAACAATACTGGGGTGCTTCTATCATTGAAACAGTTCTTGAAGAATTAAAGCAGTATGACAATACGCGCTTCAACATTGCAAATCTTCTTTTTCAAGCCAATGTTTGGGTGCAGAAGTCAGATGATTTAGAACAGATGATAGCAATGGGATCACGAACCGCACAAAATAAATTGTGGGACACGCTTCACGCACAATCTGTTTTGCGTTCAAGTTTTCACGCTCAAATCATAGGTAAAGAAGATGACTTATCAACACGTCAATACAGTTTTGCAGGACTTAAAGATGTATTTGAGGTCTTTATGTATGCCTTGTCAAGCGTCACAGGCATACCCATTACAATTCTATTTGGGCGTTCTCCAGGCGGCATGGACGCTACTGGCGATGCTGACATGGACAACTATTATTCGCTAGTTGAGGGTATACAAGAAAACAGAATAAGACCACCCATGGAACAATTATTGCCTATTATCTGTATGTCTGAATTTGGTGCAGTACCAGATGATATTAATCCGTCATTTAATCCAGTCAGAATCCCAACTGAAAAGGAAAAGTCAGACATTGCAGCATCACGCACAACGGCTATATTAGCACCGTTTACAGCCGGAGCTACAACCCAAGCAACAACATTAAAAGAACTTAAAAACATGTCTGATAGCACCGGAATGTGGGGTAACATTACAGACGAGGACATCGAGCAGGCTGACAACGTGCCGGATATTGGGGATGTACCGCCGCAGAATGACCTCAATTTAGAAAATACCAATGTGGGAGGGTTTGAAAATGATAAGTCAACGCGAAGCAATACATGAATATGTTTTGATATTGAAAGATTTCGTAAATCTATTGCAGTGGAATACGAAACTTATGTCTCTTTCGGGTTTTGCTCACGATGCCGACCACTGGATAACAACTGGTGGTGGTGAGAACGAATATGGGGAACATTCAGGCAGGCACATCAAGATTGACGATGATGGAAATATTGTTGGCGGTGCGGTGCCAAAATCGGCACAAGGGAAAAACATTAAAAGCTGGTGGAAAAAAGACAAACCGGTTAGCAGTCTATCTTCAAATATGGAGCAGGAAAAGTATAATTCTCCCTTGAAAGGTACTCCAAAGCAAATAACTTGGGCAGAGAAAATAAGAAAAGATGAGCTTGACCATATAAATCGCGGCATTAAAGATGCACGATTGGAAATCGAAAGAGCAAAAGATATCAATAATAAAAAAGGCGAAAGCGAACCGCGAAACTTAAGCATTCAGCATTTGCAAGAAAAGATAGCATTTTACGAGTACAATAGAAAAATGCTATCGCAAGAAGAAAGTGCATCCAATTGGATTAACAACAATCGAGGAATTGGACTGCGACTAGTAAATGGCAATAACGGGCTGAGAAACGGCCGCATTGTTGATTTTTCAACTGGTACTGAAAAAAACGAAGTATCAGAGACTAGACAACAATATAATTTTGAAAATCAAATACGCAAAATGCCTGTAAAAGACATTATAAGCCGATATGGATTGAAACTTGTAAACAACAATGGAAGTTCACAAATAGCAATGGGAAAAAATCAAGATGAGTTTCAAAAATATATTGATGTAATTAAGGAAAGGCTCAAGGATATTTCTTCATATCTTTATGATTCGTTAGACGATGAAGATTGAAGATATGAAAATATCAATTCAAGTTGTTACAGTTGTTCAAATTCTTAATCAAATTGTTGTTAAAGTGAAGATATGGAGGATATAAAAAATGGAAAAATCTAAAATCTATTCTTGTGACTCTCAAGGCAATGCAGAATTGCCAAAGCCTCCGCTTGGAGTTATGCCGGACGAACTTAACCGCCGTATCAAAAATTTGATTCTGTTAGAAAAGCAAAATGAAATTTAAAGCATGGGATGCCAAGCGCAACATTGAGCGACAATATAAAACCGCCTTAAGCAAACTCAGCAAGTTTATTTTCGACCTTTTGGGCGGATTAGATACTATCTCGGAAGCTCAAAACGCCCTTGAAACCTTTTCGCAATCTCCGCAGCTTGATGATTGGGCGAATGCGGTTGCTAAGACAATGGTAACACACACCCTTAGTGAGACTTCGCACACATGGCGGCAGGCGGCGGCGGAGGCAGGGCAAGGTAATAAGATGTATCAGAACCTTAGTACCAAGCTTGCTAATCAGCAGGACACAGTAAGTCAACGGTACTGGGAACTGATAGGTGACAATGTAAAGTATATCAAAAGCGTTCCCAAAGATGCAGCTGAAAAGATAACAAAAACAGCGGCTAAATATTCAATCGAGGGTGGTAGAAGCCTTGAAGACAATGCAGAATTTAAAGAGTTTGCCAAAGGACTTACAGCCAGTCACGTTGAACTTATAGCCACCACGGAAGTATCTAAGGCGCATTCGGCACTTATACAAGCGCAGGCAGAGGACGGCAACCATGATTGGTGCATATGGCATACCTCGGAAGATCAGCGTGCCCGCAAGAGTCATGTAAAAATGGACAATGTAATGTTTCGATATTCTGACAAGCCAGCACCGGAAGAACTTGTGGGGGAAAAGAGCAATGGGCATTACGGCCCGGGTGAAATATTCAGATGTCGATGTTATGCCCAAGTTATTATAAGATGGCAAAATGTTTCGTGGCCTCACAATGTTTACGCAAATGGTACGATAACTTCCATGAGTAAAACACAATTTGAAAAAGAATTTGGAATGAGGTGATTTTATGCCACTTGTTAAAGGAAAAAGTGAAAAAGATATATCACGTAATATTGCGATTGAAGAAAAAAACGGCAAACCGCCAAAGCAAGCCGCTGCAATAGCCTACAGCGAAGCCGAAGAAGATTCAGAAGAAACTTACCTTGATGTACTTAACCAAGCCCGTGACATGGAGAATAACGCTATATCAATAGGGCTAAAACTTATGCTTAAAGCTCCACCGGAGGATTTGCCGCAGCTTGCTGAAATAACCAACGATGAAAATGACCACGATCGTATTTATTCAACAATAATTAAGCGATATTTACCTGAGGAAAACGAGCTTGGAGGCGTTGAAAATGACTAAGACAACGATTGAAAAATATGAAAGTGGTCAATTGGTTCAGAGAACAATTGTTGAAGTTGATAGTTATGAATCTACAGTAAAATGTGGCGATATGAGTAGAACACGCCATTTCAATACATTTGAAGAAATAATGCAGTTTTCAGGATTTGATAACACGGAAAAGAAAAAAGAAATATCTGATATTGAATCAAAGCATTAAGAGCCTTATGGCTCTTTTTTCATGTCTATTTTAAGGAAGTGATATTATGCCAACCGCTTATTTTGGTAGTCAGATAAGCGAAAACATGACAGAAACACCGGATGGAAATCTAATTTGTCGCAATGTTCCACTTGCCCGAACAGGATACTACGAATATGCAGGGCGTGACCTTATAGGGCTTGATAGTGCAGAACCCGACAAAATGTATCGCGTATTACGCCGCCCCGAAGAGGTATTCTCACTTGCTGCAATAGCTTCTTTTGAGGGTAAGGCGTTCACAGACGATCACCCACCAGTACCACTTATTACGCCTGACAACTTCGCCTATTACGCCAAAGGGCACGTTGAAAACGTTCATAAAGGCACAGGCAAAGACGCAGGATGTTTAGTAGGAGATATATTTGCTGCTGACCGCGATATTATTCAAGCCATAAAAGATGGCAAGCGCGAAATCAGTTGCGGTTATGGGTGCAAATGGGTACCTCAAAAAAATGGTGTTATAGACCAACAAGCAATTTGTGGGAATCATGTAGCTCTTGTAGATAACGGGCGTGCAGGTTCTCATATTGCCATAAAAGATTCAAAATCAAAGCCAGCCGAAAGGGGAAAAACCATGTCAGTCGAAAAAAAAGGTAATATTCTTGGACGCATGTTCAAAGCATTTGCGTCAGACGAGGGCACAACACCGGAGGACATAGAAGAAGCAATGGAGGTTGTTCCCAAAGGAAAAGTCACCGATGCAGAACCAGTAAAACCAACCACGTTGGAGGTTAAACCTGAAATACATGATGAAGCGCCAAATCCCATTATGGAATGCCTTGCAAAAATCATGGACAGGCTTGAAAAACTTGAAGCCGCTACAGCTCCCAAAGCCGAAGACGACAAAGACGAGCTTGAACAGCTTATCGGTGAAAAGTCTCATGATGAGGGTGACGAAACGCCTACAGAGGGAATACAAGAGGAAGAATACGACCCAATAGAGGGTGAAAACTCCGTCACTGTTTCGCCGGAGAATGTGCCGGAATCGCAAACCGCCGCGGATTCAATGTCAGCAATGAAAGCAGAGGCAAAGCGCACTCGTAGCCTACTTGCTAAAGTTTACAAAGACAAACCAGCAGAATTTAAAGCTGCGGCACACGATGCTGTATCAGCCATTAGAGCCGCTTACGGTATCGGCGTACCTGACAACAGCGGATATGCTAATTTTGCAAAGCTCACCGCTAAAGCGAGCAAACAGAATGCACATGATAGTGCCGCAACAGCACCTGAACAGCGTTATGCTGAATCCCAGAATGCCTATGACGCTATGAACCCGCACAAAAAAGCAAAAATGAACGGAGGTAAATAATTATGCCAGGAGTAACAATTGGAACAAGTTTTAACAACGGCTTTCCCGGTACCTTTGGGCAGCAGGGACCCAAAATAGTTTCCACAGCTCCTAACACAGGCGATGCAGAAATGAACTTTGGCTCGCCTATATTTGGGCTAATCAGTTCAACTACAGGTGCTTACGGTGTCGCAGCCGCAGGCTCAACAGGATTAACCCCAACAGCAGTTAATTTCAAAGGCGTTGCTGAAGCACATGTAACAAGGGCAAATGAGTACATAGCGCAGTCTTTGGGCGGATATCTGACAAACGATGCTGTACCCTGCTTTGAACAAGGTGGTATTGTAGTTTATGTCGGTAACTCGGCTGTAAATGCTCCGGCTATTGACGGCGATGTTTATGTTCGCATTGCAGGTGGTACAGACAGTATGCCAGTCGGCGAATTTGAAGCAGCGCCGGACGGAACTACACCAGCCAATACAATTCAGATTACAAACGCAACGTGGGGCAGCACGGCAGATTCAAACGGAGTTGCATTACTCATTCTCAAAACTCGCAATAACGCTTAATAGGAGGGCTTAGATAATTATGGCAAACAACAACCAATTTGTAAATCGCGCAGTTGATAGCAAAACTGTAAGTTTTAGGGGAGTTTCAAAAGACAGCGTATCACAGGGGCTTTATGGCAGATATACAGGAGGGGCAAGAGATGCAGCGGTTTCTTCCACAAACAGCTTTCTTGTTTCTGAGCTTGAAAAACGTGATCCATTAATCCGTATGCCATTGACGGCCTTCACGTATGCAAAGAACATACCGATGGTGGTTGGCGGTGGTTGGGTAGAAAATGTATCTAACCTGTATGGCAATGCAGGTTCAGCCGGTGCCGATGATGATTCAAATGTTTCATCCGGTGGTGCAACGGTAGCCCCGACAATTCAGGCAAATTTCGGCAAGGATATTTATTCAACGCATATTTTTGTACAGCCACTTTCCATTGATGAATTCGACATACTCCACGAAAAAATCACAGGTCGCAGCCTTGAACAGCTTTTGACCGACTTTGTAAGGCTTAATTACGACAAGCATTTAGACAAAAACGGATTTATGGGTTTGCCTAAGTATAGTACGAAAGGTCTGTTAAACTATACAGGCGTTTATGCTAGTGCTGTTGCTGATGGTGCCGGGACAGGCTCGCCGACAACGTGGGCACTGAAAACAGCCGATGAAATACTCACCGATATTAACGACGGTATTGCTTACACATGGGCTGCAGGTGGCAATGACATGAGTGCGATTCCAAATCATGTTTTGTTACCTTTTGCGCAGTATCAGATGCTAATTTCTCGTAAGGTTTCCGAATATGCAGATAAATCTATCATGGATTATCTTATGACAAACAACATTTGTAATAAGTTTGGTGAGGAACTTGTATTTGGCGTTAGCCTTTGGGGCAAAGGCGCGGGCGAAGGTAACACCGATCGTATGGCAATATACCGCATGGATGAAAAATTCATGGACATGCAGGAATTGCAGCCGTTGACTAGAATGTACAGCATGCATGACCCAAAGACACGTACATTTGATACCAACTATGCAGCCAACATTTCACAGTTGAGGGTCATGTATCCTCAATCGATCTCGTATTGGGACGGGATCTGACCCAATTTTCAATCAACTCTTTATTGCCCGCCAATGGCGGTATTTTTATGCTTAAAAGCGGAGGAAATTTATGTTTATCCAATCTAAAGGAGCCTATAAATGCAAATACGGTGCTCAAATCACAGATATTCCTATAGAATATGTCGGTTCGGTACCGGATGCAATTACTAATTCAAAAATGTTTCAATGGGCAGTTAAAAGCGGCAACATAACTTATGTCGGTCAACCGCCCGCCGCAGTAACAGTCACGAAAACGCCTGACCAGCTAGCGGCAGAAGCAGCGCAAGTCGCTACAGACGCAGCCACAGTGGCAGCAGACGCAAAAAAAGGCAAGGCCTAAACACCTTGCCCCTCTTTTTGAGGGGAGGCACTTACAATGTACGGTTATGACTGGGCTAACATTTCAACTCAAAAACTCACGGCAGACAAGGCAAAAGCCTCAAATATGCCATACGGTGGCAATCCTGCTTATGCCTCAACTGATTTTTTATCTTTTTTTCCACAGTTTACAGCAGTTTGTACGGCAACCGGAGAAGTTCCTCCCCAAGTGCCTGATGCTCTTTTACAAAACTTCATTGACCGTGCAAATGCCTCACTGTCTTATAGCAAATATTTTGAAAACTGGACTTACTGTATGGGACTATTTATAGCTCACAATATAACTTTGTTTTTATCAGCTTCACAGAGTACAACGGCAACCGGTATTATAAGCGGTGCAGAGCCAGTTAAACCAACCACCTCTGAATCTGTGGGTGATGTATCTGCGTCCTATGACACCAGCGTAATGACCGATGATGCGCAAGGTTGGGGAATGTGGAAAACTACATCATATGGCTTGCAACTTATAGCATACGCCAAATTAGCGGGTATGGGCGGTATGCTCGTATGATTAAGGTTACGCACAAAATCAACAATGGCGGTGCTGAGGGGCTTTTAAAACGTGTTAAGGAACTGGCCTCACACAAAATTGAGGTTGGCGTGGCACAGAAAGATAATGGACGTGAGGACAATGGAGTTGGAAACGCCGATCTTATTTATATTCACACTCACGGAGTAAGACCACGGCCTATGCGTAAAGAAATGCAGCCCGAAATTGATAAAGGCACCAAGTATTCTATTGCATTACAAATGTACTTACATGAGCATGGCAGTCAGATATATCAAGTTCCTGCACGCCCTATCATCGAACCGGCAATTGACAATGCAAAAGCAGATATTGCAGACGAGATGAAAAAAGCGTTGGAAGCCGCTTTGAATGGTGACGATTATATGCACCTTCTTGACAATGCCGGACAATTCGCACGTGATGAAGTTAAAAACTGGTTTACCAATCCCGCAAATGGATGGGCACCAAATGCACCATCCACAATTAAGGCAAAAGGTTCTAGCCAACCTTTGATTGACACAGGCAAGCTCCGTCAAGCTATTTCCTACACCATCGACGGAGGTGGCAATGGTGATTAATGTATCAAGAATTATTCATTCTCGCAACTTTGAAATGGATATTACAATCATTCGCACACACAGTGGCCATTGGACTGGTACAGAGTATGTCGGCACACAGGAAATTATTCAAGTCAAAGGAATTCTTGTAAGTCCAAAGAACTCAAAGGAAATTCAACCTACAGAACAAGGCGATCAAGCAACCGGTTTTGTTGAAGTCTATTTTGATGCTAACACTCCGGTTTACACTACGCGTGACCGAGAAGACAATCACAATAATATTTCAGATATAATTGCTGAAAACTATGGTACTCCTTATCAGGTTAATTATCGCGTAACCAATGTATTTAATCGCGCAGCATGGGGCTTCTATAAAGCCGAAGCGGTGAGAATGGGGGCAATATGAGTCTTTACAATGACATTATGGCTCTTATAAAAAGTACAACAATACTGATGCTTGCAAACGTCACAAATGCCCCCGCACCGCCAATTTTAAACGTAACCTCAATGGTTATTGGCTCCGATACTTTGACTGTGTCAAGCACGTCTAGTGCATTTATAGGGGCTACAGTTGTTGGGAATGGTATTCCTGATAATACAGTCATAACCGATATTTTAGATGATGGCGTGACGCTTACAATATCGCAACCGGCAGCAGCAACGGCTAACGGCGGTACAGTCTCTATTGGTGATGTACAGAACGTTATCCCACTTAATTATCCCGATAGCCCCGCCGGTATTCAAAATGCCCACAGCGACTATACTTTTTATCTTTTAACGTTTACCGACCAAAACATTAACAAGCAGATGGATGTTTCAACTGACACGGCAGGAAACCGTGTCACAACTTATGTGCGAAACTTAAAAATAGACTGGCAAATTTACGGAGATGATGCCTTTGAATGGTCTGATACTCTCCGTATTATGTTATACGACCCTGATATAAGGGCTTTATTTGCAGCACAGGGGATAACCTTAATTCCAAATATCAACGAACCGGTGTTTATTCCCGAACTTAAGGGAAATCAATGGTATCATCGTTATGATGTGTCTGCAAAATTCAATCAACTTGTCACCACGCAAGTTCCAAGCCCAATTATTAACAGCGCAAATATCACAATTGAGGACGATAAAGGAGTGATAGTTACATGCCAACTTTAGACCTTAGCGATATCTTAAATATAACCGTAAATATGCCAGCAGTAGCCGCGCCGGCACCGTCTTTTTCTCTTGGCTTAATTCTTTCGCAGAATACAGTAATTTCAACAACCGACCGTGTTAAAACTTATAGTTCGGTCACAGAAATGATTACGGCGGGATTTGCTTCAAATTCAGCCGAAGTAAACGCGGCAACATTATATTTTAGTCAATCCCCCGCACCGTCTCAAATAGCGGTAGGGGTTCGAGCAGCAAACGCCACAGCCACAATTGTAACAATGACAACCGGAAATACATCTCTAGTTGTTAATAGCACTGCGGGTATGACAAATGGGGAAAGTATCGCCGGAACCGGAATTCCTTTAGGAACAACCATTACCGTTGTAAGCCCAACTACACTTACTTTGTCACAAGCTGCAACCGCTACTGAATCTTCGGGAACCGTGACAATATCTGAAACGTCAGTAGAAGCTCTAGCAGCTTGCAGAATTGCCAACAACTTATGGTATGGCTTTGACGTATTGGGTGCGGCAGATGCTGATATTGAGGCTTTAGCGGCGTACGCGGAAGCAACGCCTAACACGGTACAATTCTATACAACTGCTGACGCGGCAGTATTGGCGGGTACAGTGGGGAATGTGGCTCTTACGTTGCAAGCAGCCAGTTATAACCGCTCATTGGGCATTTACAGCACTTTGACCACAGACGCGGCAGCGGCGGTTATGGGCTATGCCTCCGGCGCAAATACAGGGGCGTACAATTCATTTACGCTTGCAGACAAAACGCTTGTAGGGGTAACGCCTGAACTGATAACCGAGGGGCAGTTACAAATACTTGAAGCTGCAAATATCAATGTCTATTCAACCAGACTTGCGCGCTTTACCCTGCTTGAACTTGGCGTAATGGCAAGTGGCGCAGGCTTCGGGGACATTGTCGGCATTGACATATTAGTTGAAAATATCCAAACAAATGTTATGCAGTTACGTATGAACTCCGCAAAAATACCCTTGACAGATGCAGGAATGGCTCAATATGACACTGCGATAACGCAGGCACTTACAGCCGCATCCAACGCCGGATTCTTGGCGGCGGGTGTGTGGGATGGTTCAACGGTCGGCACACTCACAAACGGAACTATGATGCCTAATGGGTACTCTATTCAAATTGGAAGTGTGGCAAGCCTATCAGCAAGTGATAAGTCGGCAGGCAATGCTCCGGCGGTTTATGTGTGCATTTATAAGGCAGGAAACATCCGTAAATTTGTACTTACCGTTGATGTAAGTCAGTAAGGGGGGAACTTAAATGTTAAATACAACCTATGATTTTGTAAGCATATCATGTGTAGTTTCTCATCCGTCAATTGGGCAGCAGCAAACAACCGGCCAAAGTATAGGAACAATTACAGTTAGCATGACAAACGACAGAACCAAGATGGATGTTGCGGCAGATGGAAACGTTATGACTAGCAAAATCTATTCTAGCATTGGAACAGTCGTAATTGAGATACAGCAAACATCAGTGCTTAATCAGTGGCTTACTAATGTATATAACTCTGTTGACATTATGGGCGATGATAATTGGGCACAATTCCAAATCGTTATTAATGAATTGTACGACAACGGAATAAAAACAACGGCTTCCGCAGCAGCATTTCAGAAACTTCCAGACCGCAAAAATGCTCAAAATGGCGATACAGTGACATGGACGTTCTTGTGTGCCAATATTACGGAGGTGCCGGTGTAATGTTTGAATATAAAGGCCGCAAATTTGATTTTAAAGTGCCGGATCCTTTTTCGGGCTGTGTGATTTATGATGCGATTATAAGTTACAATATCCCTTTTGGGGCAACCGCTCTTTTTGGATTGTCCCCAAAAACTCCAATGTCAACTCAAAAACTTATTGAATTTCAGAAACTTTGCTTGCAGAACTGCTATGAGGAACTAGCATTAAATAAACCGGCCGTTGTTGACTCTCAGGGCAACGCCGCGATCATAAACGTTGATGCTCCGCTATTGGTAGCTCTTACGGTGCAATTCATAAGTTTTTTTATCCAATGGTGGCACAGCGCCGCCCCGTCAGTTTCCGCCCCAGAAGCCCCCGATACAGTGTCGTAAAGTCCCCAAATGTAAGGGATGAAATATATGCGCCGGTTATGGCGGGATTTTGGAAACAGCACGAAGTGACAGACGGTACTTACAATTACATTGACTGGCTGAATATCATGGAACTTATGTCGGTTCATTCTGAAAACCAATGGCGAGATTATGAAGCTGGGAGGCCTAAAGAATAATGTCAATTCATATAGAAGACTATTTAATTGGTCTCGGCTTCGACCTTGACAGCGATGAAGCTAAAAAGTTCCTTGCACTGCAAAAAAAAATTGAAAAGAGCAACACTGATGCAGAAAAAGGAGCGCAGAAGTCGGATGGGTCTGCACAGCAGCGCTCCAAAAATTCTAAAAATCGTGTTACTCAATCTAAGCAAGAGTTAAACTCCGTCGCCGAACTTCAAAAGTCGCTAAAGCAGATAGAAAATGTGTGGGGAAATGTTCGGTCGGGAAATGTTTTCGGGGCGTTTGCATCGGGCATGGCGGGGGCAAAAGCCTTTAAAAGTATACTTGATGAAATACGGGCATTTACTTTCAAGGGCGTAATGCCTGGGGAATCACAGGTTGAACCTAAAGAGTCCGCAAAAAATGAAACTGCTGAATTTGAGAAGGACGTCAGACGTACTAAGTTTGTAAATCAACAAGTATCGGAAGATGTAAACGTTACATCTTCTAAGCAATCGTCAAATCCCGCCGAGCAAGCCTCACCCGCGAATGGACCGCAGCAAGCACAATCTACAACTGTAAACAACGAAAATGTCGATGATTCTAAAAAATCAGTTCTTGGGCTTTCCGATGCGGTAGTTCTCGCCAGTAAAAACATGGGTGGCCTTAAAAAGATCACCACTAGTTTATTTGGCGCAGGAACTGATGCAGCCGGAGCAGGGTTAGGGGCAGAAGCAACAGAGGCAGCCGGAGCAGGGTTAGGGGCAGAAGCAACAGAGGCAGCCGGAGGGATTGCCGCAATTGGCACGGCTTCAGCTGTAGCAGCGGGAGGCTTGGCGGGTTTACTGGCTGCGTCCATCGCTGTAGCAGGCCTTTCAATCAGCATTGCAAACGGAGTATCTACAGCTAATACCAATGTTGAAAGTATGGCAGCTCAAATGTGGATTACGGACGGCGCCGCATGGCAGCTCAATAATACTTTATCATCAATGGGAAAAACCACAGCAGACCTCAGCACAATAGCTTTAAACCCCACACTTAACAAGCAATTTCAGGCATTACAGCAATATCAAAAGACAACTTTACAACTTCCGGCTGACTTTCAAACGGTAAATGAGCAATGGGCTGATAGTATACAACTTCCAATGGAGGAAATAAAACTTACCAATCAGTACATGGGAGAAATGGCCGGCTATGATTTTGAAAAAGCATTAGTTGGGCCTTTAAGTGATGTCTTAAAGGTTGTTGAGGATTTGCAGAGTGGCATAATGAGTCTTGGTACAGATTGGACTAACTTTGCCAATGCGATAGGTAATAGTCAGGCTTGGAAAGACTTCATATCTGCTATAAAATGGCTTTCAACTGTATCTGGTTCCAATGCTTTATTTACCAACATAGATAAGAAATTAGGCATTACACCAAGCGCCAGTACAAGTATTGCTTCATCTTATGCAACAGCAACCAGTCCTAATCAAGTTTATACCGTCCCCGATTACACCGCCGCCGCCCCAAACAGCCCCTCTAATTCGAGTACATCCAACAGTAGCGTAAATTATACAAATGCTCCACAAATTACAGTTAATGCTAATTCAAGTGACCCTCAAACAATAGCGCAGAGCACCGCCGCCGCAGTTCAGCAATCCAATAATACAGCGGCGCTTATTAAGAGCATACAGGGGGTATCACGATGAGCTTAGCGTATGTAAAATGCGCAATCGGCGGATATTTTTTCGACGCGACAATCAGCGAAAACCATGATTTTGAGAATCAAATTACTGTAAATCCTGTTCAAACAGGGGCAAATGTCAATGACCATGTATTTGCGCAGCCAATTTTATACACCATGCAGATTTTCCAGTCTGATTGTCTTGCAAGCATTGTACGCGGTCAATTTGACGTTAGTGGTTTAACGCGAAGTCAGACAGCAGTGGCAATGTTAATGGGTTTGTGGCAAAAAGCCCAAATTTTAACCATTCAAACATCATTGCAGACTTACCAAAGCATGATTATTAAGTCCTGCATAATTACCAAAGATAACACCACCATGAGTGCAATTAAGGCAACGGTAATATTGCAACAACTTATAATTACTGATGCGCAGGCAGTCTCAATATCGACTATACCCGCCGCCCCTGCTCCTGCAACCAGTATCTTTGCACAGGTTGCACAGTCAAAAAGCAAAGGCAAGGTAAGTGTTTTAACGCCGTCAAGCCCTGCATTTGCTCCTATAAACTCGGGCGTGCTTTCACAATTTAACAGTGGGGAGAAGTTTTGGTAATGATATCTCAAATTCCGCTTACAACTGACCCCAACCAAACTTTTTACTGTAACATCCCCGGCAACACTAAAAACTTAACTTTGAATTTCACTTTATCCTATAACACAATGGCTAATTATTGGGTACTGGGCATTTATGATTCTAATAAAAATCCACTTGTTTTAGGTATTCCACTTTTGCCGGGGACAAACCTTTTAGAACAATATCAATACATGGGCATAGGTTCGGCGGTACTGTGGAACATTGGAGACCAGTCAGTTCTAGTTCCAGATAATACGAACCTTGCAACTAATTTTGCCCTTTATTGGGATTATGAAGTTTGATTATTGACACTCTCCTAACAATGGTATAAAATTCAAATAGACTTTATTTGTGTTTAAGGAGATTGTGGCGTGAACGGTATAGGATGGTATGCAGGATTTTTTACAAGATTTGTGGCATATATAATAGATTCATTAGTGCTTCTTATTCCAGAACTGATTGCAGTATTTGTCTGTGGGTCTTTCTCTTTTTTTATAATAATGGGTATTTCGTGGTTATATTTTTCGTTAATGGAATCATCAGATTTGCAAGCAACATTAGGGAAAACGGCAATGGGAATTGTTGTAACCGATTTAAACGGTAATAAAATTTCTTTTGGGAAAGCAACCGGAAGATATTTTTCCAAGTATATTTCGGCTATCATATTACTTATTGGATACATAATAGCTGCATTTGATGGGCGCAAACAAGCACTACATGATAAAATAGCAGGAACTTTAGTATGCCAAAAAGTGGTGTGGGAAGCAACTCACCAAGAAGCTAATAGCCCAGCTATATGCCCAAATTGTTATAATTCAAATCCTACAGGAACTGTATACTGCCGTAAATGCGGTACAAAAATAGGGACACCTAATAGGCAATGTCCGAAATGTGGTAGAGCTTTTACACCGGATACTATGTATTGCCCCGACTGTGGGGTTCAAACAAAATAATGTGAAAAGCTTCCGACCATAAATTGGGAGCTTTTTCATGTTCAAAAATTATTTCTGATATTATTTTAAAGCCTTACCTTATGGTGAGGCTTTTATTATGCTCGAAAGCATCTGAAAGGGTGCTATTTTTATGCCCATTTTTAATGAAAGGAGTGCATCATGGCAAATACAAGCGGGTTACCAACCTATACAACTGGTGAAACGCCCAAAGTTATTTCCTCTACCGCAAACTGGATGCGGAGCTATAAATGCCAAATATATAAGCACGCATCATCTGCTATCCAGTACCCTCAATTTAGTTCCACTGTTGCAAGTCAACAAGCCATGCAAGATTTTACAAAGCCGCAATCTACTGACCAAATTATAGACGTTTCACAGCTAAGATGCACGTTCAGCGCACAACATTACGCTCTGTATTATCCAAATATCTGTAACATCACAATCTATAATCTAAATGCCGAAACTGAAAATCAGATTATACAAGAGGGCTACAGATTAGTCTTGCAAGCCGGATATAGTAATAACCCCGGCGAAATCTTTGATGGTGATATTTTGATGTGTACCCGTTCAAAGCTCAACGGAACCGAAATGGTACTTAATGTTTTGGCTATGGACGGCGGGCAGTTCTATCAATACGGATTTGCAAATTTCACAGTTGCAAAAGGGCAATCGGCGCGCGCAATTGTAAATAACATTGCGAATAAAGCAGCAGTGCCCGTCACACTAGCTTATGCCAGCCCTGCGCTTGATAAAATACAGCTTGCCAAAGGCTTCTCAGTTCACAATTTGGCAAGAGAAACACTGTCAGACATGGCAAAGACCATAAACGGTACTTGGTTTATTGAGGGCGGGCAGCTCTATATAATTGCCAATTCAGATGCAGCTGACACTCTACCCGGAAACTTGAAGCAAGCGATAGAGTTAAACGAAAAAACAGGGCTTATAGGCAATCCACAACAGCAAGATCAAGGAATAGCAGCACGATCACTTCTAAACCCTGCAATTCAACTTTACGGTTTCGTGCACGTCTCTAATTCGGAAATCACGGAGCAAATGGTTACGGTAGGCAGCTTTTCAGCAGGCATAGGCGTAAAATGGGCGCTTGACCCCGAGGGGCTATACCGTGTTATATCCATCAACCACAATGGCGATACAAGAGGCAACGCATGGTATTCTGACATTACGGCGGTTTCACAAGCGGGAAACATCCCAGAATATTTACAGGGATTAAATTAAATAAGGAATTGAGGTGAAATATGTTTACACCAACAGAACGCATAGCAGCCGCAAACCCCGACACGGTAGGGCAGGCACTCGCCTTTGAAGCATCTAAAAATTACGCTATGCAAAGTATTCATGTTGCTGACATAGCAACCATTACAGCAGTTGATACAGATACCAATACACTCACAGTCAAACCCATTGCTACTACTGCCTTAGTTGACAATCAAGGAAACAATCAGACGGTAGACCAACCTACTATATCCGATACACCTTACATTGGCTCTAGCCCGCAGCAGGGCGGTTACTGCCTACTTATTTACTGTGACCATGATATTTCAGCCATACTTAATTTAGGTGGTCTGACAGGTTCAGGAACACCGCAGAGTCAAAACGTGCAGATACAGCAAAGTCACAGTTTAAACCACGCTGTAGCTATTTTATTTCCCTCAGCTCCTGCAAGCAATATAGTCTCTCCCGCCAACTATAGTGAAATCACGCGAACAGGTGTAAATGCTTCTCTTGGCGTAAGTAATGCACTGCTGTCATTTATTGAAAGTTGGGAGGGTTTTGAAGCCAACTGGTATGATGACGGATTTGGAAATCAGACAATTGGATATGGGCATACAGGTACATTGCCTTCGAGCTTCACACCTCCGTTGACAGGGGGAGAGGGAGGAACAGGCGAACAACTGTTAATATGTGATTTAGCATCTTATGTAAGCTCTGTTCAGTCTATTTTCATAGATTTTACTTTGAAGCAAAACCAGTTTGATGCACTTGTGGACTTTTGTTATAACCTCGGTGCAGGAAACCTTTCAGGTTCAACTCTCAAAACTGATATGTTAAAGGGTGCAGATTCTACTACTTTAAAAAGTGATTTTGATGCATACGCCAATGCAAACGGTGAACTTGTATCAGGTCTTTTACGGCGCCGTGATGCAGAATGGGGAATGTATTGCAACGGCACATATTCGGGTAACGGGTGACACGATGAGATATAGAAAACTTGATTCCAATGGAGATTATACTTTTGGATTTAGCAGTTTTTACACGGATGCAGATGCAGTTACTCAGGCCATTCAAACCAAATTACTTATGTTTCAAGGCGAGTGGTGGGAAGACACCACAGACGGCCTACCAATGTTTCAGCAGATTCTAGGTACAAACGGTGGCGCACCGAATGTCACGGCCATTGACCTTATTGTACAATCGCGGATTATGGAGACACCGAGTGTAAATAGTATTGTATCTTACTTGAGTAGCTACAAAAATAAAACCTATACAGCATCCGCAGTGGTAAACACAACTTACGGAAATGTTACAGTGGGGGTGAATCAATAAATGGCTTATGTGGTGCCTTACCTTTCGAATGCAGGACTTGTAATGCCCTCTTACAATGATATTCTTAACCAGTTAGTCAGCCAAGCGCAGAGCATATTTGGCACTGATATCTACCTTGCAAATGACAGTCAAGACTATCAATACCTTAGTGCTATATCGTCCGCTTTAAACGATGCTATGCAGCTCTGCCAATTGGCTGTAAACAATCAATCACCCTCACTTGCAATTGGTTCGGCTCTTGACAGCTTGATAAAATTGAACGGCTTGCAGAGACTTGCGGCAACCTATTCTACATGCCTTGTGACCATTACGGGTACGGCAGGAACGGTTATTCCGGCGGGCGTTGTGCAGGATGTTTCGGGATACCTGTGGGATTTACCTTTAAACACTACAATCCCTACCGGCGGTATTTTGACCGCTACGGTAACATGTGAAACAAGCGGAGCAATCACAGCAGCAATAGGGGATATTCAGAGTACAGTAACACCTCAATACGGATGGAGCAGTGTTACAAACCCCGCTACTCCAACGGTAGGCGTTCCAGTTGAGACAGACACAGAGCTACGACTAAGACAAAGCACAAGTGTTTCGTTACCGTCACAGACTCCTATCAATGGTACAACCGCTGCGGTGCAAGCGGTAGACGGTGTGACAAGAGCGAATATTTACGAAAACAATACAAGCTCTACCGACAGCAACGGCGTTCCGGCTCATTCTATTGCACCGGTGGCCGAGGGTGGCACTGACGATGACGTGGCGGCGGCGATAGCAATAGGCAAAACAGAGGGCTGCGGCACTTACGGTACAACAGCGGTTACCTTGCCGCTCACTTATTCTATCGGCGGCACAACCAACTTTTCACGACCTATTTATGACACTATCGGGGTTGACATTACAGTTTTGCAGCTTGTAGGGTACACGCAAGCAATTCAAGCTCAAATCATAACCAATATTCAGGACTATCTTAATACACTACCAATTGGAACGTCAGTGCAAGCATCTTCACTTTATATTCCTGCCTTTTCTGCTACACCGGATATGTCAACCCCAACCTTTGCCATTACTTCTCTAGCCATTAATAAAAATGGCGGCAGCTTCGGCAGTTCAGTTACGGTTGCATGGAATGAAGTTGCGGAGGCTGGCACAATTACAGTTTTGGGGGGATATTAATGATTGATGATTATTTGAACCTCATTACTTCCGAACATGCCACAAAGCCCAAATTTATCGCGTGGCTTACCTCAGCGTTAAGCATTGTGAATGATATTCAAAACTTTTTGATTAACTTTTACACCAATTATGATCTTGATACTGCTGTAGGTGTGCAGCTTGACGCGCTGGGGGTTATTCTCAACAGGCCGCGCCTTTTACCATTCCAACCATCTGACGGTGTATCGGCTCTTATGGATGATACCACATATCGATTAGTGCTAAAGTCCACAATCGCAGAGGCACAGTTTGATGGTACCGCGCCCGGACTTTACGGCCTATTTCAAACAGCTCTCGGTAACACGGGGCTGTATTTTTATGTGCAGGACAATCAAGACATGTCACTTAACGTCATTGTATACGGCGTGACAACTTCAATTATAAGTGATCTGATTTCACACGGTGTAATTGTTCCACGCCCAGAGGGTGTTAACTTGATAATCAACATTACATCAAACAAGATATTTACTTGGGGACTTGAAACAGAAGCATTTGGTGGTTGGGGCGAAGGCTACTGGCTACCACAGGGGGTGAGCTAAACGGCAGGAACAAACAACATTATTCCATTCGATTCAGCAAACGCAAACATGACGCCAGATGCAAATTATCCGACGAATGCAGCCGCAATTAACGGAATGACGAATGGACTGGCAGACCCAACGGTATTTAATAAAGCTGTGCATCAAGCAACAATCATGGCGGCGGCTCTTGCGCAGTTTGCAGCTAATCAAGGCGCAAATGTCAGCGACACCAATTTAGCAAATCTTATAACCGCGCTTACCGCCTCGCTGGTTACACCTGCTCAATTGGCAATGGCACAAGGGGTATATAAAAGTACCGTCACTTTTACGGCTCTGACTACGCTTACAGCGGCGCAAATTGGTTCATTTGTCGAGTGTAATGGTGCTGTGCCTTATACCATTACAGTTCCAACACCAGTGGGAAATAGCGGGGCTTGCTTCACTTTTTGGAATAATACAAGTGGCATAGTTACGCTTTCAACACCAGTAGGAGAGTTTACAGGGCCGGGATTTGTAGCGGCAAACACATATGCAATTATCTCTGGAGCTTATATTGAAATAATCAGTGACGGTACTAACTGGTTTCTGCTTGATAATTCCATAGGAGTAAATCCCCTCACAAATCCATTGACTTATGCTTTATAAGGAGGCCTTTTCATGGCAGTACTAAGATCAGCTCAAGCAAGCCCACGGCAGTTTTATCAAGGGCAACCCGGGACATCAGCAACTACTTTATACACCGCTCTGATTCAAAGCGGTAATGTGACCGGTCAGTCTGCAACGGCTTACCTCACGGAAATATTTGCAACTAATACAACTTCATCGCCAGTAACTTTAACCCTTTCATTAGTACCTTATGGCGGTTCGCAAGGAGTTACAAACGCAATTTTGTATAACATGACTATTCCAGCTAATACAAGCGGCCCTCTTGATTTTGGACAGCTTGAAACCTACATGCCTGCTCAATCATTTTTGTCAGCTTCACAGAGCGTAGCAGGAGCAATTACACTTACAATTTCTGGCGTGGAGGTGTCATAAATGATATCAAGTTTTTCAAGTGGAGGTTTTGACCCATCACAATATTCAGAACATCAAGCAGTAAATCCAGCCGTAAATTCAACTTCTTTGACAACTCTAATGAGCAAGACTGGTAAAGGAATGTTAGAAGAAGCATTAATGGCAACAGGTTTAGCGCCATTAACAACTGGATACTACCAACCAGGTACCACGGCAACAACAACGACAATTGCACCTGAATTAGTAATAACAATAGATGGAACGGTTGTTTTTGACATAGTAGATAACTTTGTTGGTGCTTCTGCGGCTGCGGTAAGAGCGCTTATCATGTCTGACGATTTTAAACCGGCTATGTATAGTAGTTCTTATGCTATTGGTGGTGTGATAACTGGCTTAGAAAATTTGTTGGGAGGATATATTTTAGCAACCTCAACATCAGTTAATGGATTAACAGCAGAGGCGTTCCCAAACTCAGCGCAAGTATCGCAACCACGTGCCAGTAACACAGTTATAGTAACTGAACAGCCCATTTATTTTAATCAATCTTTGCTGGTACAAGTTAAAGGAGTTGCAAGTGCTGGAAACATCACAGCATTTGCGAAAGCGAGGTATTAATATGAATTATACAGTCGAAAACGATATAGTCTATCTTAATGATGGTAGTGGTGGTCAATGCTGTATTGGTAATGCAGAGCAGTACAACACAACACAGGCCGATACTCAAACAGTTTATCGGTGGCAGAAATTTAATGCTGACACAGGCGTTTATGAGGATGATACTGCCAACACAACGCCCATAAATGGTATAACGCCTACGAATGGGCAAGTAGCTGTTGCAGTAACGCCCACGGCTGCATCACCTACACTGGAAAGCCTACAAGCGAACCAGCTGACAATTATGTCCGCAGTTGCTGACTTGTATACAACCATATTAGGAGGTGCATCCTAATGGCGCAATTATTTTTTGTGTTGATACAAAACCACATGCGGATACTTTCACAAGTTCCAACAGCATTACAGGCTGACGTGCAAGCTCTTTTAACAGCAGCAGGGCTTGACGCAAACGGCAATCCAATAACAACATCATAATCATCTTAAACGCCATAGGGCGTTATTTTTATGTCTAGGAGGTCTTAAATTCATGGCAACACAAGCAGAACTAAATTTTATCAATGAAGTCAAGGTAGGCGCACAGGCAGGGCAACAGAAGTACGGCGTTTTGGCAAGTCTCACAATAGCACAGGCAATTGAGGAAAGCGGCTGGGGGCAGCGCACAATAGCTAACAACCTGTTCGGTATCAAGGCCAATGGATATAAGCCTTGTATTTCGGTAAGCACAAAAGAGTTTGAACGCGGCGAATATGTCAACACGGTTGCAGAGTTTAGGGCATATCCAAATTTTGCGGCCAGTGTAGAGGATCACGGCAGTTTCCTTGCAGCCAATTCTCGCTACAAAAACATCTTGAATGTTTCGGATTCGCATACTGTCACAACGCGAATTCAAGCAGACGGTTACAGCACATCACCAACGTATAGTGTGGACCTCGACAGTCTTATCAAGGAATATAACTTGACACAGTACGACATACCGCAATTCCCAGGCGCACAGTATTTCGGTGCAGGGAAAAGCAACGTGTACATTCAAGAGCTGTCTAATGCCCTTGTCTTGCATGATAAACTTAGCCGCATATTCGCTTCAAAGACATGGAGTACGCACATTCAGAGCGCAGTAACAGCATTTCAAAAGGCGCAGGGTTGGTCGGGCATAAACGCAAATGGATTACCTGGGGCTGAAACGTGGAGACTATTAGGGCTGTAAAGGGGAGGACGTGTAAGTAGTGACAACGGGTGAAATAATTTCCGTTAGCAGCGTGGGAATTGCCGTTCTCATATTTCTTTATGGGGTGCTAAAAGACACTTTCAATAAGAAATGGGAGGGCGGTAAAATGACTGAAACATTGCGTAATGTGGGAGATAAGCTACAAACCATCAGTGACAGTCAAATCCGCTTTGAAACAAAGCAAGACATTTACAGCGAACGCCTGACAAGAGCAGAGGAGAGCACAAAATCAGCACACCATCGTATTGACGACCACGAAGTCCGTATTGTTAAACTTGAAGAAAAAAATTAATTTGGAGGAATGTAAAATGTATCAGCAAATTATTAACGCAGTAGTTCCGGTAGCAGTAACCGCCCTTGTAGCCGTTGTAGTGGCTATTGTTAAGGCAGTAGGTGACGCGGCCATATCTTTTGCACAAAAACAAATGGCAGCCTTGGAGGTCAAAATTGGGGCAGATACATACAATCAGAAGCTCACATTTGCACAGCAGGCTTGGAACATGGTTGATGAATATTTCCGCATTACGCCAGCAGTCACAAAGACTATTGAGGCGGCGCAGTCCTTGTTTGCAGTAGAGATTAAAAAGTTCATACCCGACATTAGCGATGGTGAAATTGCACAGCTTCGGCAGGCAGTCGCAGGGGAAGTTAATAAGGGTAGGGCAACTATTACAGCATCGGCTACAGACACAGCACCAGCCACACCTACAGCACCGACAACCGCACAGTAATAAAATATCGCATGAAACAAAAAGCCCTGCTACTTCCTTAATTGGAGGCGGCAGGGCTTTTTTCGTATTAAAAAGTTCCCTATGGCTTAACTTTATATTCTTTTTCATACCAGTCAAGAAAATTACCAAATAGTTCTTTCTCAGCTTGTTCCCTAAGATCGCAAGCATCTTTGAAACTATTTCTATACCCAAGATAATACGTTTTTTTCTTGAATTGGATACGAGCCAACCACATTCCTACGCCTTTGTGCCAAGTTACACCTCGTTTGCCACTTGAATTATTTTTATTTATCTTTATCGTTTTTATAAGTCCTAAATTTGTGCCCTCTGGATTCATCGCAGAATAATCGGGATGCAAATTAATTTTATTCTGATCTTCTTTTAAGCATCCGCATGATTGCGTTTCATTTTCCAATAGTAAGCTAGCGGGTACAGAACAAATATTTCCACAATCGCAATCACATTCCCAAAGTTGGCCTTTTTTATTTGTTCCTGTTGCTCTTATAGCAACAAGCCGCCCAAATCGCCTATTTGTCAAATCTTTTGCCACGCTATTTCTCCTTAACACGATTGTCTGCATAAGGTTCGTCTTTTTCAATTACCCAATTTCGGCCTATCTTCTGGGCACTCAGTAACCCGCGAAGCACCTTTTGGCGCACGGTTGCTGGGTCTTTTCCGTGCGCCTTGGCATGTTCAAGTAAGCGAAATTAGCATGTTTCAGTTCCCCAACCTTTACGACTACAAGTGTTTCCAAAACCATCTTCCCACTTATCGCATACAGGGCATGCACCGCTGCCAAGCGATTTAACGGTTTCGGCTGTATCTTCTGCGTTTGCAGGATTGATTATGCCTAATAATTTTTCGCCATCATAGACCTCAAAATTGTGTAAATCGGCGTCAAATAATACTTCCTTAACTGTTAATCCGCAATCTGTTGTCCAAGTTTTCATAATAATTTCTCCATTCTGCCACATATGCGGCTATAAATTTATTTTAGTCTTCTGTGAGATAATCGTCAATGCCTTTCTGCCATTTTACACAGCCAAGCGGCGAGGCTGTGAGGGTTATACACTTTCCGTAAAAAATCGGTGTGTGTTAGTTGCATAGCTTTGATAATCTGTTTCGCGATACTTAACGAGTTGATTTCCATTCCAGTTAAAATTAAAATCTCCCGTGGGAATTTCAGGCGTTTCCTGTTTAGTTGCAACGGTTGCCACACGTTTTGCGCCAAAGCAATTCTTATAAAGGACTTCAAAATAGTTCATCTTTATACCCCTTTCACCGGATAGCGCCGGTTCGCTTGATTGATTATTCATGCTGTCTTTTTGTTTTTCTTTTTCTCTGGTTGACGCTGTTCAAGGAATATCGGATAAGCATAATCAAAGTAAGGTTTCAATTTTTCTTTTGTGTAATCCTCAAAATCGCTTGCCATTCCGTAATTATCAAATACTTCAACGGCATTTAAGTCTGAGCAAAAAAGTATGGTGAAATCTTTGCAATATCTGTCCCAAATTTGAAATCCTCTTAAAATTGCCCTTTCCTCTTCGCTTTCTGGATTCCAATATGATTTTGTTTTGAAATTTTCCCAAATCTTATGAAAAAGCCTTACAACTGGGTTGACATCTGTTCCAAGGTCTACACTTTCTAATACGTTGAAATAACCTTTCATCCTCAACCGCCTCCATTTGTTTTGTTATCATGTATATAGTATAAACGAAAATGTTTAAACTGTCAATAGGTTTTTACAATATATTTGTTTACATATAAAATGTTTATATTGACTTTTATAGTATTTTTGTTTATAATATAATAAGAGAGGTGATAGTGTGTCTACTTCGGAACAAATTAGAGTTTTAGCAGCAAAAATGAATATTAGCATATCTGAAATAGCCCGAAAATGTGGAAAATCTCCCCAGTCTTTCAATCAAAAAGTAAAACGTGAGGGTTTTACGCCAGAGGAATTAAAAGAAATTGCAAAGCGTCTTGATATAGACTATGAATCGAAGTTTATTTTAAAGGGCGGTGAAAAGGTATAATGAGCTATAGAGAGGTTTACAAAAGTTATTACGACATTGAATTTGACGATGATTATGAGATTCATCACATTGACTTAAACCACAAAAATGATGATATTAAAAACTTGATGCTTTTACCCAAAGAAATTCACCAAAAATACCATCTCGCTTTATCAGAACTTCCTATTGAGAACGGAAGTATTAACATTATCACGCAAATAAAAAGTGTTGTTGAGCAGGGAAACGGATTTAATTCGTATATGTTAGCTGCGGTTGAAAGATTTGTTAATATATATAGTGAATGTCAAAAATGGTTAGATTATAAATGTTACTTAGATGGATTAATTTCAAATATTCATAACATTTCGATAAAAGGGTGTGAAAAGATTTGATATTTAAGAAAGGCTCAAAATCTCATTTTATAATCATAGATAACGCTGCTATACTCGATGCAAAACTATCTTTTAGAGCAAAAGGTATCTTGCTTTATTTAATGAGCAGACCGGATGATTGGAAAGTTTACGAAAGTGAAGTTGCAGAACATTCAATAGATGGCATTAAGTCGGTACGCAGTGGAATTAAGGAATTGATTGACGCAGGGTACATAATCCGCAACTCTTTACGTAATGAAAAGGGCAGATTTCAAGGTTACGAATATCTAGTTTATGACATTCCAACCGAAACGCCCAAAACGGAAAACGGTGAAACGGATTTCCGTGAAAGGCATACTACAAATACTGATAATACAAATAAAGATTTAACTAATAATAATAATAATGATAAGGGAGCAAACTCTAAAGAGATTTGCCCTATTCCCTTTTTTAACGTAGTAACGAAAAACGATATTGAGCCTAAGCCTCAAAGAAATTTAGATGTTACCGAAGCTATGAAAACTTATATGTCTGACCTTTACAGTCAAAAGACTAAAAAACCGCATCCGCCATTAAAGAAAGCTCAATATGATAAGGTGTACGAATCTATCAAAGATTTTGCAGACGAAAATAATCTACAATGTCAAGATATCGTTGAACTCATGTGCGCTTTTCTCAACAACAAAGCTATTAAATCCGATTGGAACATAAATCATTTTGCAACTGAGGGAATGATGTTAAATAGGTTTTATGAAGCTTTATATTAAGACAAGCTGTAGCACTACATACAAGCCCTAGCAGCCGCGCAAGGTAAGTCGTTGAATCAATATGTAGTAGATGCAATTGACGCAGCAGAGGGCAAGCAATCTGACCTTGGGATTCTGCATGACGAGCAACAACCCGAGGACGTTTCAAGCGACCACGAAAAGGCAGATTAAAACAGGTGTTTTGAAAGCACTTGATTCCGCGGGCGGAATACTGCATCTTTTGAGGCATAGCTCCGCATAAACACTAGCTTTATCCGCGGCGGAAAAAAATCCCCCAGCCGGTTAAGGTTGAGGGATTTATTTATAGCTTATGTTTTTTCTTCAACGTAAATTACGCAGCCTTAAACGGTTGATGAATTCCGCTGCTTGCAAACTTGCAAATTTAAAATTGTTAGCAATTAGTTAGTAACGCATTTTTACTAGCTCTTTTACATTTTTAATTTTCCTTGCATTTTCCATAATTAAATTTTTGAATATTGTTAAATCACAAGAGAAAATTAATAATAGAACAATATACGACAATTAGTAGCTTTTTTAAAAAACTATTGAATTTCACAAAAAATTAACATATAAATAACGAAATGGGGATATAAGCTCGCATAAAGTCTATGTTTGTTAGTAACGTGTTAGTTAAACGAGGCTTTACAGCTTCTCAATCTCATTTTTTAGCTCCTCAATATTCACATGTATATAAGTTTTTTCATCGGTATCATAACTTGCGTGACCCATCATTTGGCGTGCGTTTATAGGGTCTACGTGCTGCCTGTGAAGCAATGTAGAAAACGTGTGGCGGCATTCGTGTGGGTCGAGGTCACGAACGCCTATCGCTGCAAGCGCAGGGGTGAAGCACTTTTCGCGGAACGATTGCTGAGGAAACTTAGAACCATCTTCACGGCATATAATTGTCTCCCCGTTCTTATCAATCCATTTTAGCAGATACGGTTTGATTTTCGAATGGACAGGCACAATTCTGTCTTTGCCTGCCTCTGATTTAATTCCTCCTATGAGCACGTCGTTTTCTTTGTCGTACGAAAATTTTGTAAGCAACAAAAACTCTTCTATGCGCCATCCTGTATAGCAGAGCATTAAGACACAGTCGGCATAGGGAACACCATCGGCAGCCGCCTGCTCAATTTTCTTTAACTCCATCTCGTTAAAAGCAGTTTTTGTAGTATCGGGTTTTGGAGGTAGCTTTACAAACGATGCATAGTTTTTATTTATAATATCATTCTGCATGGCGTAATTTGAAAGTTGAACAATCAGCGTTTTTATATGTTCAAGTGTTGCCCAACTGCGTATTTTTTCAGTTTCGTCAATAATTATCTGATATTCGCCGGAGCGGATATCTCGCATCTTGCTTGTGCTAATACTTTTTAAATATCCCCATGCGGATTTATAAATACGTTTCAATGTATCTGATGCGCTTTTAAATTTCAAGGTGCTCCATTCATCATATATTTGTTGCAAGGTAAAATCAGACTTCGGAGCAGGCGGTGCAATCCGATTATTGAGTAATATAGTTTCAGCTTCTGTTTTTGTCGCATAAGTGCCAAGAAGCTTTTTGCCAGGTGTAACCGCCGCCCACGGCTTTCTGCGCTTGCCCCCGATTTTATAAACCGTTCCCGAACCATTTGGGCGTTTTGCTTTTTTACGCAATGGCTGCTTTTGATTTTGACCGCAGTATTGGCAGAACTTCGCATCATTGGGAATTTCTTTTTTACATTTAATACATGCTAACAACTTTAGACCTCCAAATTGATAGAATTATACCCCACTTTCCTCAATTGGTCAGTGGGGCTATTTTTATCACCATTTTTGTCTTACTTCAACTACTTTTCCAACTATGCTAACCGGTAACTGTTCTATTTCTTCATTTGTAAAAACCATAGGTTCATAGTTTGAATTAAAAGGGATCAGCGTTATGCCATGTGTACTTTTTAAAACCTTCTTTATTGTAGCATCCTGCCCGTTTACAAGGACTATTGCAAGTTCACCAGATTCAATGTCGGGCTGTACTTGCACTATTGCTACGTCACCCTCACTGATTTTTGGTTCCATGCTGTCACCTTTGATAGACAAGGCGAAGAACTCTCCTTGTGCCGCCAGTTCGGGCGTTATTTCTTCATAGTCTAATATATCCTCAATAGCTTCAATTGGGATTCCTGCACGAACGTAGCCTAGTACAGGGATGCTTACACCTTTTGATTTATTTGAGGGTTTTATGTTTGATGTGCCTGTTAAGAGATAGTCGGTTGTAACGTTGAAATAGTTGGCAATTTTAGACAAAGTTTCACCGCTTGGTACAGTACCGCGGTTTTCCCAGTTTGATATACTACCTTTTGCCAAATGCAAATCTTTTAGTATTTGGTTTTTAGATGTACCTTTTTGGTTTATTAATTGCGATAAAATTTCAAAAAACACAATAAACCTCCGTATTGACTTCTCACAATTGTGAGAATATAATATAATCAAATAAACAATTTGAAAAGAGATGAAAGCGAATGAAATTTATTGCTGAAAAAGTTGACAACATATCATTTTGGTTTTCAGAAGTTATTCAAAATCCTAAAAAGCATCAGACAGCACAAGTTGTTATACCGATAGTTGTTTCTGCTATTACTGCCGCCATAGTAGGTATTGTATTAGCTCTATTAAAAATGTAGTTATAATTGCTACGCCTATCGGTACTAAGACGCTGTTTTTCCAAAACTTTCTGCAATTATCTTTGAGATATACAAAATACTTATCTGAATTTGGCAATTTTTCATATTTTCCAAGATAAATCGCTTCGACTCCAACCCAAGTTATGCATTTCCTAATTAATTCAAACTCTGTTAAATCCGATTCGGAGTCAAGCTCTTTTTGAAGTTTAACACTATCTTTATGTTTGAACTTTTTGATAAATTTCTTTTCAGAATCAAGCAGACACATATTTTCAAAATCAGTTCTTGCCATCTGTCACACCTCATATTCCTTTTTAACCTCACTTATAGTGGGGTTATTTTTTGTTCTATTGTTAATTTTATGCAATTTCACTAAATATGGGGTTACTTTTTTGTGTATACAGCTATAGTTTCACAAATGAGGGAAAAGGTATTGACTTCCCTCATTTGTGAAACTATAATGTAATTACTCCATAAGATAATAAGAAAACAGACCCCACGAAATCGGGAGTTTAAAAAAGCAAATTGACGTTTGCTTACCTGTTATTTTGTTATCGTTTGCCGTAACAATATTGATTATATCACATTGACAAGCTATGTCAATAAGTTAGGAGGGCAATTCTGCAATAATTTTGAGTTAAATAGCGTTAATAAGAGATTTTCGCCGAGTTTACGGAGTACAAACCACGCGTTACCACATGGCAGGGCAATTACTTACCTCTGGATTAATTTTTATTGATGTAATTCCTTTTGTAAAGTTATCCATTGTTGCCAAGCTAGAAACTATAGCTTCTGCTGCTGGGTTCCACATGACCTTGGCTGATTCTTCAAGTAAGTTACCTATAGTTGACATGTTATTTATCCCTGTAATCCAATTTTGTTACTCCGCATTTCTACGTGGTCTAATCGTTTCCGTCAGGCTCTTTACGTCACCGCAAAGTTCAGACTGTGCCTTCAACCAATTGCCATTGGTTGCTCCGTGTCCAGTCGTTACACCTTCCCCGAAAAGGGCTTGGCTCGGCGTTATCTCTTGTTATAAATTGTACAACCTTATGACAACAAGTACAACAATTTTTTACAGAAAATTCAACAGAGTTTTCAGAACGTCCGCTCCGAACGTATCGGAGACCACGAATTTAAAATAGAAAGGATTGAAAACATGGACAAGCTTATTGCAAACGGAATCGTTCCGGTATATGAATCTGAAAATGGCGCAACGGTCGATGCTCGAACATTACATAACGGTTTAAATGTTGGCAAAGATTTTTCAACATGGATTAAGGACAGGCTTGAAAAATATGGGTTTGTGGAGGGAGATAGCTATTCCCCATATTTGGGGGATAGGTCGGATGGACTTCCGGGCAAACCTAAAACCGAATATGCCCTTACCCTTGATTGCGCCAAAGAAATAGCAATGGCTGAATCCACCGAACAAGGTCACATAGTCCGTAAGTATTTCATTGGTGTTGAAAAGGAATGGAACAGCCCTGCAAAGCTTATGGCTCGTGCGCTTGTACTAGCCAACGCTGAATTATCAAATGTGATGCAAGAAAACAGCGTACTTAATAGCAAAATAGAGCAGGACAAGCCTAAAGTGTTGTTTGCTGATAGCGTTGCAACGGCAAAAACATCAATACTCATTGGCGAGTTGGCAAAAATTATTCGGCAAAATGGCGTTGATACCGGTGAAAAACGACTATTTGAATGGCTTAGACAAAATGGTTATCTAATTAGCCGGTATGGGACAGACCATAATGCACCAACACAAAAATCAATGGATTTAAAGTTGTTTGAAGTCAAGGAAACCACTATTAACCATTCAGATGGACATGTAACGGTCAGCAAAACAACTAAAGTAACCGGCAAGGGTCAGCAATATTTCATTAACAAGTTTTTGACTGAAATTTCAGCATAGAAAGGAGGCTTTTAATTGAATTTTCAACAACCGGACACCAATTACAGTAAACTTGGGTTAATCCTCGAAACAAGGCGCAAGAAATGGGGTATGACCAAAGTAGAACTGTGCAAGCGAGTTGGCATGAGCGTTGCCCAATACAGTTACATAATTCATGGCAAGAAAAAATGCGCTGATGGTTACCTCAAAGCGTTTATAAGAGAATTGGAACTTGAAAGCGAATTAAAGGAGGCATCCTAATTTGGACAAGTTAGAACCTAATGAAAATGTTTTGATTGGCGTTAAGGAAGCATCGGAACTAATGGGTATCGCCCATCAAACACTTGAATCAGGCTTGAAAAATCATCTTTTCACCTTTGGGACAGCGATTCCAGGCAAAACACCAGGCTCATACCGTTATGTTATATTTCGTGAGTGCTTCGATAGATGTTTTCACGGCGAAATGCAGCCGTGCAACACTCAACAGCCTATTTAAAAGGAGTATCAATATGGACAAGCAATTAATAACTGTTTCCGGCGTATCCGGCTACATAGACGAAAATGGCATAGCACAGTTAAATCTTAAAAATGTAGCAATGGGGTTAGGCTTTACGGAGGTTGCCGCAAGCGGTAATGAGACATTCAGATGGCGCACGATTAGAGGATATCTTTCCGAATTTGGCATCGCAACATTCTGCGATGATTCATTACCCGAGTTTATTCCCGAAAATATCTTCTATCGTCTTGCATTCAAAGCAAGCAATAAGACGGCGGTTGATTTCCAATGCAAAGTTGCTGATGAAATCCTACCTCAAATCCGCAAAACTGGTACATACAGCATCAAACCGGTAACTGCTCTGGATTTTATGGAATACACCGTCAAGGCTATGAAAGACCAACAGCAAGCCCTTGCAGACACCAACAAGCGCATAGATAACATAGGCGATATTATTGCCCTTGATACTCGTTCGTGGCGTGAGGATGCACGCAAGCTTATTGTACGCATTGCACAGCGAATGGGTAGTAATGAATACATAAGGGATATCAATGCAGAAGTGTACAAGCTCATTGACAAGCGCGGCGGCAAGAGCCTTAAAACTCGCCTTACAAATATGCGGTGCCGCATGGCAGACGACAAGGTTTTAATTGAGCTTTATGTAGCAATCGTCAAAGAAATGGCGGTTAAACATGGTCTGGAGGGTGCGGAAAATTGAGCTGTTCTAAAAATTAGAATGGGTGAAAGGAAAGTGAGAAATGGAATATAAAAGCAAGGTATACACAGACCGCCCGGCATATGCAGACTTTGATGCTCCAGCCAAATTTGAAGCCATTAAAAGCATAATCGCAAAAAGGCTGCATGAGCATCCTAACGCGATATGTTCATATTCAGGTGGGAGCGACAGCGACATCATGCTGCATCTCATTGAGACAGTGCGCAAAACATTTAATCTTCCGGCCGTCCAGTACTGTTTTTTTAATACAGGACTTGAGATGGACGCAATAAAGCGTCATGTTCACGAAACGGAGGCACTGTATGGGGTCACAATCACCGAATACCGACCCAAGAAAAATATAGTGTTGGCAACGCGAGAGTATGGACAGCCGTTTGTGTCCAAAATTATGTCTGCTGGATTGGAGGGTGTCCAAAAGAAAAATATTCCACTATCGATTGCTGACGAGTACGCAGAGACAGAGAATAAAATGGCAAAGCGCGCGGAACTTCGCGAACGCTACCCAAAATGCGAATCAACAATTAATTTTTTGTGTGGGTGTAACTCGAAAGGTGAGCCACGACCGGATATACAATTGGTCATAAATTCTTCAAAATATATGCTGGATTTTATCAAGGAAAATCCGATCCCGTTCCGAGTAAGTAACAAATGCTGTACATACTGTAAAAAGAATCTCGCACATAGCGTTCAAAAGCCATTTGACATGGTAATCACCGGAGAACGGCGTGACGAAGGTGGTATGCGATCTGTTCCACGCAAAGACAATACATCAATGTGCTTTTCCGAAGCGGCTGACGGAAAATATAGACTTCGACCTCTGTTTTATGCGTCTGATGCTGATAAACAATGGTATAAAAAATACTATGGGATTCGCTATTCTGACGCCTATGAGGTATATGGTCTTACGCGCACAGGTTGCTGTGGATGTTCTATTTCGGCGAGAGCGGTAAAGGATTTAGAAAAGATTCGACCGTATGAGCCAAATTTGGTAAAGGCCGCATGGAATGTGTTTGGCGATAGCTACAGGTATAGGCAACAGTACAACGAATACAAGGATGCTCGGCGCAAAGCGGAACAGCTTGAATCGGTAAAATCACAAACAAGGTTATTTTGAAAGTGAGGTGAAAGAAGAATGAATAAGGTAACTGAAATGTGCATAGAGACACTTATCAAGCGCAACGAAGCTCTTGAAAAAAGAGTGACTGCCCTTGAAGGACAAGCTCAAGAACAGCCTGGGAGAAGATTTATTCCAGAGGATAGCAATGGGGCTCGCCCAAATGAAATGAAACGTTGTGCACCGGGTTCAAATTGTTCAGAGCCACAAGCTTGTTGCACTGACAAAGGAGGATCTGTTCCATCCGGTACATTGGATTAAGCACCATGTTTATTAAGCCATTCTACATCTTCGGTACTTAACCATCCACATCTATTAGGCGTGATTTCGTTTACAAATAATCGATCGTTTTTCATTACGTATGCCGCAAGACTGTTGTAAATTTCTGTTGCAGTTCTAGCTGATGCTATAAACCATTGAGATTTTAACGGATGGCGGTAGTCTTTGCATGATTTTATAACATCAAATAGCTTTTCATAGGATTCTTCTGGTTTTTCTATTAAATCATAGCTTATTAAGTAAACCATAGTTATATCATCTCCTTTCCCCACAATTTTACATCAAAGTGGAGAAAAGGACAATAAATTTAAAGTAAAAGGAGTTGACCACAACGAAGCAAAAAGTATCGCATTTCCAGCTCAAGCAAAATGGTATAACTTATTTCTTTCGGCATAGGCACAGGCAGTATTTGAGCAGATTTAAAAATTGATTTGAAAGAGGTTATTTTTGTGCTTTTTGATATTTTAACGGTTGCATTTGTACTCTTGGGAGTTTTGGGTGTTGTTTCTTCTTGCAATTCATATAGGGCAAATTCAATGTGGTTTGAGGATGCTTTAGATTTCGGAGGCACAATTGTTGCCATAACTTCATTTATCATTGTGCCTATTCTTTTATTTTTTTGTATATTTTGTCCCATTCAAGACCGGCAAGATACAAGCGTTTTTGTTTCTCAAAAGTCTTACATAGAATCACATGTTTCTAAAAATTCAATCGAAGATGCAGCCCTTACAACTGAAAAAATCAAGCTAAACGATTGGCTCTATAACGCACAATATTGGGAAAGCAATTACCCGTCGTGGACATTTTTACCTAAAGAAGTTAAGAGCTTAACGCCAATTGAGTAATCAATAAAAATTAAAGGGAGGTGCGTTATCGTGACTTGCTGTCGCAACTGTGACGAAAGATTTGTAGGCTGCCACTCTGCTTGCCCTAGATATTTGGCAGAGGCAGGCCAGAACGCAAAGAGGTTAAAGGCAATCAGTCAAGAAAATGATTTTATCGCAGCAACCGTTGAAAGCATCTATCAAGGCCGTAAGAATAGGCACAACACATTTAAAAATTTATGCCATTCGGTCAGATAAGGAGGGATATATGAGTAATTTACATATGTTTTTGATTGTCCTTTGCATCATCGCTGCGCTAATGATTTACATATGCACTGTAATGTGGCTAGTTGATAAGTTTGGATACAGGATTTATAAAAAATTTGAAAGGTTGGAGAAAAAATGGAAACAAGTAAGGTAAAGGTTGGCATGAGGGTAGTTCCACATAATAAAACATTTGCTGGTAGGGGGCTTAATGATAGCAATGTGTGGAATTATCAAGGCGGTTTAGAGCAACGTTTTCTATATGTTACTAAAAAAACTGACGACTTTTTTACGCTTGACGTTGTAAAAGATTCCAACAGCGGAGATTATTTCAACGCCTCTGACTTTGAGCCCTACATAGAACCCAAAGCACCCTCATTCCGCATCAAGTCCGGTAGAAAGCATGGCAATCAATACACCATACAGCTTGCAGATGGGCGAAAAGGTGAATCCCCATATAATTCAGAGCAACCATATTTAAGCGTTCTTGAAGCATTTTGTAAGGCTACAAACACACCCACAGATATAGTGGACATGCTGTTTTCACAGCCGCAGGAAGCACCAACAGAACCGATTGCAGAACCAGTTACTTTTGAGGTTGGAGAAACGGTAAGAATTAGTCCTAGTCTAAGCAAAAATAATAAATATGAAATTTTTATTGTTGATCAAATGCTTCAATACGCAGGAAAAATTGCAAAAATAACTAGAGAATTTTTGGCAGGTTTTTGTCTTGACATTGATGGTGGTGCATGGAATTGGTCGGCTGATACACTTGAAAAAATTCCACAGCCTGCAAAACTTTAAGTCACAATCAATGGTGAAAAATATGTAAAGGAGGAATCTGAATGACAAGCTATGAAATTTTAAAAGCAATTAGAGTAAATTCCGCAGCTCTCGCAAAAACGGCATATAGCGAAGAATCAATGCCTTATGTAGGAACGCTAAATAATTTGTTTTGCACTTTGAAACATGCTTTGGATGAAGAAAAAACCGCCCTTGATGCTGAAACATCAAAGGCAGCGAACAGTGGAAACAATAAATCACCAACAGAGTACACCAATGCAGACAGTTTGTCAAGCTATGAGGCAGGAACACGCGTTATAACCGTTGACGGGCATCACGGAGAAATCAAAAACGAAATTTATGGTGGCGTACTTGTTGAATTGGATATTGGAAAAATGAAAAGATATGAAATGTGGGATTTAAGGGAGGAATTTGCTGAATGAAAGCTTTAATTAAGGCAAGCGACTTAAAAAAACTTATTTTATCAACTTATAAATTTTCTTCAACTGATAATTGTAAACCTGTACATTGTTACATTCGGCTAGAATTCAAAAAGGAATTTAATTTGGTAACTGCGATTGCTGTTGATGGATATAAAATGCCAGTTGAACATTCTATATGTAGCCAAGTGGATGAAGATTTTACGGCCTACATAAAATCAGATATTCCAAAATTTAAAAAAGACAGCTATGCAATTATAGAAGTAAAAGAGCACGTTTGCTTTATCAGCATTAATGGCAATATATCCGGTTATCAGCAGCCGGACGGCGAATTTCTTGACTGGAATAAGGTTCTTAATGATGTCGTTGATAAGAACCCGATTTACCGCATTGGATTTGATGGGAATGCACTTCTGGCAGCGTTACAATCTGCAAAATCATCTGTTGGGAACTCTTTTAGGCAACCGGTTATTCTTGAATTTCGAAGTCCAGTCGAACCAATTTTATTAAGGACTAACCGTGATGATTACAAGATGGTTTTACCAGTTCACTTAAAGCCAGAGGACAAGCCCAATGACCTTTGACCAAATAGAATCCCAATACTTAGCCGAACCCGAGCCACAGCCTTACCGTTGTAGGGTATGTGGCAGACCGATAAATAAATGTGAATGTGAAAGAAATGAGGACATCAATGAAAATTACTTCAATCGTTGAAAAAGGTTGTTTAGGGGTTAAGGAATTTGAATTTACCCCAGGGAAAATCACTCTCATTAAAGGTGCAAAAGGCAAAGGCAAGACTTCAATCGTTGAAACTCTTGAGAAGGCTCTTACTAACAAGAGCGAACGCACTGTGTTTGTGAACAGCGACAGCGAAAAAGCCGAGGTATTCCTTGTTTTTGATAATGACATGACCGTCAAAAAAACATACTCAGTTGATGGTGGTGCGCCCAACGTAAGCGTCGAGCGAGATGGCATGACGCAAAAGAAACCCGAAGCGTTTCTAAAGTCCCTCATGTCAGACACACAAATCAACCCTATCTCATTTATTTTTAAACCCGAAAAAGAGCAGACAGAAATAGTCTTAAATACTATGAAGATGTCTCTTTCACCGGAGCAAATCGTTGAAATATTTGGTGAAATTCCTGTCGGCATTGATACATCAAAACATGCCTTGAAGCTTTGCAAAGATATTGAAAAAATCTACTTTGACAAGCGCACAACGGTCAACGCAGACGTTAAAAGCCTTGAGGCTAACATTATAGACCTTAAAGCAAAGTTGCCACAGGGCTACGATGTGGAGGCGTGGCGCAGCGCAACAGTTTTAGATATTACTAAGCAAATAAACGAAGCAACCGAGCATAACAAGTTTGTTACGAACTGCATCAATGTTGCCGAACAGGCACAAGGTCAAAAAGATAACATCCTTGAGATTGCAAAGGCTGATAAAAACAGCATATTGGCGGTTGCAAAGTCCAATGAAGAATCTAAGCAATCAAAAATTGGCCAACTTCTTAAAAGGATAGATGAGCTAAAAGCTGAAAAATCAGATATTTCAAACAAGGCAATATTGGATTGTGACGCAGTTATTAAAAAATCAGAATCAGATTGTGCTGTAGTTGATGAAAAGGCTGCAAAGTCCGCAGAATGGCTTAAAACCAATAAAACTATCGACATTCAACCTTTAAACGACAAAGTCGACGAAATGGAAATTATGAAAGGCTTTGTTCTCTCTGCTGATGACCTTTTTGAAAAACAGGAAAGGTTAAAAAACAAAAAGATTGAAGTTATAACTTTGGCGAACCGGATTGAACGTGCTCGTAATCAGCCATCTATACTCCTCAAATCTGCAAAAATGCCTATTGATGGGCTTGGAATTGGCGAAGATGGGAACATTCAAGTTAATGGCAGACCGTTAAATAATCTTTCCGGTGGCGAAAGAATCGAAGTTGCTCTGAATATTGCAAAGGCAACAGCCGGTGAACTCAAACTAATACTTATCAATGGATTTGAAGCCCTCAACAAAGAAGAACAGGACAAGTTTATTGCATCCATAAAAGAGGACGAGTTCCAGTACATTATCACTTGCGTTGCTGATGGGGACTTGACGGTGACTGATGAATCATAAGGGTATGAATGCCCTATTGTATTTGAAAATGAAAAGGAATGATTGAATGAATATTTCGGAACAACTTTTGGAAATACAGTCTAAGCTTAAAGTGCCAAAAGGTCAATACAATGACTTTGGCAAATACAATTACCGCAGCTGTGAGGACATTCTCGAAGCCTCCAAGCCGCTTTTAAAAGAAGTTGGGTTAACTTTAACACTTGATGATAAAGTCGAACAGGTTGGCACCCATGCGTACATACAAGCAACAGCTACACTCACCAATGCTGAAAAGCAGACAATATTCAATCGTGGTTATGCGCGTGAATCTGAAACAAAAAAAGGCATGGATGACAGTCAAATTACTGGAGCGGCATCAAGCTACGCTCGTAAGTATGCGCTTAACGGCTTATTCCTCATCGATGACACGAAAGACGCTGATACCAATGAATATCAAGAACAGGTGAGCAAACCGGAGAAGGTACAGTCTTCAAAGGCAACCACACCGACAATAGGGAATTTATCGGAAACGCAAGCCAAACAGCTATGGCATGCTATCAAAGCCAAATTTGGCGCAAATGCAAACGATATGGTTAAACCATTGACTGGTCATGATAAATTATCCGAAGTTCCTATAGCAAGGTACGACGAGATTGCAAAAATTATTGAGGCATACAAGTTATGACCATCCAATTTGACCGTGTGAAGTGGTCACAGGACAACGAGGGATTTTGGCTGTCTTTAAGAGTTAAGATCCCTCAATTTGCAAAAGATTTTGTTTCAAATATGCTTAACAAACTCTATGTTGCAGATATCAAGGAATACCGAGAAAAACGCTCCCGTGATGCCAATTCTTATTTTTGGGTGCTTATTGGTAAGCTTGCCGCTGTCTTACATGCTTCAACAACTGATCTTTACCGTGAGTATATACGAGAAATCGGAGACAATTTTCAGATTGTTCCTATTCGCTCTGATGCCGCCGAGCAATGGATTAAAAACTGGAAACTACACGGTAAAGGGTGGGTGTGTGAGGAGCTCTGTGAGAGCAAATTAGAGGGTTATAAGAACATCATTTGCTATTACGGTTCCTCTACATATGACACGCTTCAAATGTCAAGGCTAATCGAGCTTTTGGTGCAGGATTGCAAGGAACAAGGCATTGAAACCATGACACCGGATGAATTATCGCGGTTAACGAATGCGTGGGGAGAATGAGAGAGTGCTGGCTTTGTGGCTCTACATATTGGATTGAATCTCACCATGTTTTTGGAGCATCAAACAAGAAAAATTCTGAAAAGTTTGGACTTGTAGTTGACCTCTGCCACTTTTGCCACAATGAACCACCAAACGGCATCCATTTTAATCGAGAAAATGAATTAAGGTTAAAACGTGAGTTTCAGCAGAAGTTTGAGGATGAACATCCCGGCGAAAGTTTCTTAAAAATATTTGGTAAAAATTATTTATAGGAGGAATCATATGCAGAGATGGTCAGAAACAGATAAAAGCTATCTAAAAAGCAATTACAATCTTATGACAGATATACAACTAATGGAACATTTTAATAATCGTTCATGGCTTTCAATTTACAAAGAAGCAACTGGAATGGGGCTCCGCCGTAATAAAGCAATTGAATTTTTAAACCGTTCTGCTTCTAAAAAAGGCGAAAAGAGCCCTAATTGGCACGGAGGGAAAACAACCAACCGTAAAGGCTATATTTTAAGACTTATGCGCGGACATCCAAGAGCAGATAAAAAAGGATATGTAATGGAACATATCCTTGTCTGGGAAGAAGCTACTGGAATTTCAGTTAAAAAAGATTGCTGTATTCATCATTTGAATGGGAAAAAGGATGATAACCGAATTGAAAATCTTTGCCTTATGAAATTTGGAGCACATACAGCATTCCACCATTTAGGAATACATGAATCGGATGAAACCCGGCAGAAAATAAGCGAATCGAGGAAAAGTAAATGTTAAATGTAGTTGCATTGAATGGAAGATGCGTTCAAGACCCCGAATTAAAGCATACACCGTCAGACATTGCCGTATGTAGCTTTACCCTTGCAGTAGACCGTTCGTATCAAAAAGCAGGGGCAGAACGCCAAGCAGACTTTATTAACATTGTATGTTGGCGAGGAACGGCTGAATTTGCAGCAAACCATTTTGTCAAAGGTCAATTGGTTGCGGTTGAGGGTTCAGTCCAAACGCGCTCTTATACCGATAATCAAGGCAATAAGCGCAAAGCGTTTGAAGTTGTCGCAAACAATGTCCATTTTGCAGAGCCTCGCAGAGACGGACAAGCATCCGGCGGATATCAAGGGCAACAGCCAACTCCATCAACAGGTGATAATGGGGACTTTGTAGAGATAGATGAGGACGATGATTTACCTTTTAACTAACTTACAGAAACGTGGTGATACCTTTCTAAAATAGCCAAAAATTTAATAGGAGGTACATAATGAAAAAAATATATAAAGCATTGGATTATTTTCGCAACTGTTTGAGACACGATTCAAGATGTCCTGCTTTAGTCAAAATGGATAACAAGTATTGGCTTCTCGATGGGTATGTCGTCGTTGCTATAGCAGAAAGCGATATGGAATTGAATCCATCTCTTTTTAGAAGTTTCGATAGTAAGCTCGCTGATATTATTGAAAAAGCTGAAAGTGGAGAAAATTTGAAATTAGTCAACGTTTTTGAACGACTTAACAATGGAGTTATTATCCCTCTAAAAGGAGAAACCGGTATTACGTGGATAAGTAAAAAATATCTTGATTTGTTTCCGGACCACTGCACATTTAAAGGCACATCCCCCAGTCTTTACCTTCCTATCGTGGTTCAAGAATATGGTACAACAATTGGAGTTATTTGCCCAATAAGGCATAAAGATGACGATGATATATCGCTGTTTCTAAAATAGCCAAAAATTTAATAGGGCGGTTATTATGCCGCCCTCCCTATAAAGGGGTGATATTACGGCAGGATATAGCATGATTGAAAGTTCTATATGGGAGGATGAAAAATTTTGTGCTTTAAGTGTTGAGGCTAAATTGCTATTCATTTACCTCTTTTCTTCTCCCCATCGGAACATGGTTGGACTTTACCGGCTAACAATCAAGTACATTTCAAGCGACACGGGATTTAATGAATCCAAAATTTTAGAACTTATGAAAGAGCTTATAAGCAACGGCATGGTTAGTTATCTAGGCGATTATGTGCTTGTAAAAAAGTTCTTGAAATACAATCCACTCAACAACGAAAAACAAGCCAAAGGCGCAATAAAACGGCTTAGCGACATGAAACTTGGCAGTGTTAATCCTGCACTTGTCAATGAATTTTTAGAGTGTGTTGAAACCCATTGCAAGCACTATCTACAACTTTTTGATACCCTATTGATACCATATCGATGCCCTATCGATACCCTATCGAATGGCATGGCAAGGGATATCGATGTACCGTATCCCGTATCCAGTAACAGTATCCCGTATCCAGTAGAAGGATCACTAGCAGGAAACGCGGCGGACAAGCCACCGGATGAACCACCTCCAAAATCCGATGTAACACCTTATGAAGATATTAAAAACCTTTTTCTTACCGTTTGTGTTTCTTACCCAAAAATTCAAACTTTATCTGCGGAACGAAAAAAGGCTATTCATGCACGGTGGGTAAAATACCACGACATTGATAAATTTAAAGAACTTTTTGAAAAAGCCGAAGCAAGTGAATTTTTAAAGGGTACTAATCCGCGTAACTGGTCTGCTACGTTCGATTGGCTTCTCAATGACGATAATATGACCAAAACACTCGAGGGAAATTATGATAACAAGTCAGGTAACAGCACAGGTCCCGGGGCGCAGAGTACCGGAAACCGATTCGCCGACAGGTTGAGGGAGAAACAAAATGAATGACATTGAAACAACAGCTATTTTTACAGTTTTATCGACTGCTTACCCCCGAGCCTATAAAGATATGACAGACCAAGAGGTTGACGCAACAATTTCTTTATGGCAATCAATGTTTTCAGATACCCCAGTTGAAAAAGTTAAAGCTGCTGTTACTCTCCACATTGTCAATAGCAAGTGGCAACCGTCCATCGCAGAAATCAAGGAATACATAAGCAAAATGGACGAGTCTAGTCAAGTGTCAGGCATAGAAGCGTGGCAGTTAGTCCGTAAAGCCGTTCAGCAGGGCGAATACATGCAAGGCGGTTACGATTATACTCGAGCCTTTAATGCTCTCCCTGCGCTTGTAAGGCGTGTTGTAGGCGATAAGGCACAATTAAGAAGTTGGGCAATGTCGGAGGAAAGTGAATTTGAAAACTTCGCACAAACCCGATTTTTGACCAACTATGAAAAGCAGTCAAAGGCACAGGCAGAGTTTGGACGATTGCCGGGAATAGTGCAAGCTGATGTTGCAAGACTGGCAGAGAGAAACACTGTGCCGCTCGATAATTTGCTTGCAGAGGCAAAACAACGAGTGGAGGCAAGGATTTGATGCAGTTGAGGTGTAGAAAATCTTATGAGGTGTTGATGTGACACATTTATCACTTTTTACAGGAATTGGTGTAAAAAAATAAGGCTGCTATTTTGCAGCCTTAGAGTATTCATTCAAGAGTAATGCTATTGCCTTATCAAGCAATTTTGACATTGGAATCATAGTTTCATTTGACAGCGCTTTTAACTTTTCTGATAAATCCTTATCTATGGAATTAGACAGCGGAACTCGCGTCTTTAATCCTCTACTATTCATTTTTTTACACCTCAAAAAGTATTATATCATACCTTTGTTTACCTTGCAACTACATGTAGTTTGTGGTATAATAAGGTAAGATAAATAAACTACACGGAGGACGTAAAATGTATCATCTTTCAAAAGAAACTAAAGACAGAATGTCTAAATCAGCAAAATTAAGGTGCACGTCAACGTGGCGTGAAAATACAAGAAACAGGCTTATAACTCCACTCGACACAGGAAAGGTAAGGCAAATGTATGAGGGCGGAATGACGCAATGTGAAATTGCGAAAGAACTTGGAGTGTCTCAAAAAGTAATTTGGAATCACATGAAAGTTAATGGAATTAAAGCAAGAATTCCCGCTAAAAGAAATCAATTTGGAGAACTCAATTCGTATTGGAAAGGCGGCAAAATTAAAAATCGTGCTGGGTACGTGTTACTAACACAGCCTGAGCATCCGAGAGCAGATATTTCAGGATATGTTTTTGAACACATTATTGTAGCCGAACAAATGATTGGGCGTTCTCTTAAATGGTTCGGCACTGGAAACCCAAAATCCGAGGTTGTGCATCACATTAACGGAATTAAAAATGACAATAGACCTGAAAACCTTGTAATCATGACATATGCAAGTCATATGGAACTACACAACGAAATGAGAAGAGGTGATGCCAAATGCCAAAAAATAAGCTGACTCATCTCAGTCTGTTTTCTGGTATTTAGCGGCGGCTTAGATTTGGCTGCTGAATGGGCAGGATTTACAACAGTTGGGCAATGCGAATGGGCAGATTATCCAACAAAAGTTTTAGAAAAGCATTGGCCGGATGTGCCGAGGTGGAAAGATATTCGCACACTGACAGGAGATAGTTTTTATGAGCGAACAGGATTACGAACAGTTGACATTATTTCAGGTGGTTTCCCCTGCCAGCCCTTTTCCGTGGCCGGAAAGCAAAAAGGAAAAGAGGACAACCGGTACTTGTGGCCCGAAATGCTCCGAGTTATCCGAGAATTACATCCGGATTATATCATCGGTGAGAATGTACCTGGAATCTTGCACATTGCCGCTGACGACGTTTGCAAGGACATGGAGCATGAGGGCTACGAAGTCGGGATATTCAATTATGAAGCTGCGGCTGTCGGAGCAAAACATAGACGAGAACGGTTCTTCTTTGTGGCGTACACCAGAGGCGGGGGATTCAGCAAACAGGACATTTGCACACAACAGTCGTGGAGAGCCGAAACTATCAGTACAAGTGAAAGTTGCTCCAATCGGGGAACCTCCAAAGTGTATGAAGATGTGGCCGACCCCGACATTGAACGGAAATTACAATTGCAAAGGCCTGTCGAAATCATCGGGAGACGGATTAGCAACTGCAGTGAGAATGTGGCCAACACCAAGAGCATCGGCCGGTGGTCCTGGGAAAAATCCGAACAATCCGAGAGGGATTCAGCAAGGAAATGCACTAGCGACAGCAGTGTCACTTTACCCGACACCAACAACACCCCGCCCACACGACAGCGAGAATACAGCGGGGAAATACATGCTAGGTCAGAATCAAAAGGATTTAGCGTCGGTAGTGGTTCAAACTGGTGGGCAGTTGAACCCAACGTGGGTAGAGTGGCTTCAGGGGTTCCCAATCGGGTGGACAGACTTAAATGCTTAGGCAATGCAGTTGTACCCCAACAGGCATATCCCATTTTCAAAGCAATTGCAGAGATAGAGCGTCAAGGTGTATGTAACCCCTCAAATTCACCTCGCACCGCGCGATAACCCAATAACCACAGAATCACACCATAAAATATTTTGTAGCCTGTAAGGGCGGAGAGAGGTTTGTAATGGTAACAATTAAATTATCGGAGTTAAGCAACAATACTATGCTTTGCGTTCAGATGGCAGGTCGTGATTTGGGAGTTATGGACAAAGAAGACTTTTTAAACAGTTCTGAATTTCTTGATATGGATAAAAAGGATTTTACCACAATTCCCGAAGTCACAGTTGCTGACCCTCTAGTGGCACGTTTTGACTTTGACAGCATTCTTGAAAATTTAGCAGATGAAATGTATGAGGATTGGAAAGAAAATGTATGTGATGCCCTCAAAGAAGTTTTAAACGAGGAAAAGATAAATGAGGTTTTGGCAAATTACCCAACCTATTATGAGGGTGAGCGTGTTGAAATAGATATGAATGGTGAAACAGTTTCACAGAGCGCAGAAAACAGTAAAATCGCAGAATTATAAGCTAAAAATAAAAATGCAGTAGAAAGGGAATTAGAAGGGATATGATGGCAAAGATTCCAAAACCCCTTGAAGAAATTAATGACGGGGAAATATGCAAATATTGCGAGTTTACCAGACACGGGGAATCTGTCAACACTAATCAGTTTAATTTATGTGAGGGCAGAAGATGTCCTCGGGCATACGAGGGGTATCTAGAAGAATGTGAGGAAGATAATGCCGAAGACTAATTTTGAAGTTATATTTGAAAGTCCTGAGTCACTAATTAAATGGTTGTGCGGTGCTGTAAAACATTGCGATGATTGTGCTTTCAATGGAACTTTATGCACTGGTGGGGTAGGCGATGAAAAATTATTAGATTGGCTCAACAGTCCTGCTGAAATAGCCAAGGAGGAATAGGAAACATGGATAAAACTATATTGGATGCTTGTTGTGGAAGTCGCATGTTTTGGTTTGATAAGCAAAATAAAAATACGATTTTTATGGACAACAGAAAACTTGAAGATACATTATGTGACAACCGAAAACTTGTAATCAGCCCAGATGTTATTGCAGATTTTCGCAACATTCCGTTTCCGTCTGAAACATTCAAACTTGTTGTTTTCGACCCGCCACATTTACTCAAAATCGGTGAAAGTTCGTGGATGGCCAAGAAGTATGGCAAATTAAATGATTCATGGCCACAAGATATAAAACAAGGGTTTAACGAGTGTATGCGAGTGCTTGAACCTTTTGGAGTTCTGATTTTCAAATGGAATGAGGAACAAATAAAGCTTAAACAAATACTTGATTTAATTGAACAAAAACCTTTGTTCGGAGACCAACGCAGTAAAACTCATTGGCTTGTATTTATGAAATCTGAAATAGCCAAAAATGATAATTGAATAATGGAAATGGAGGGAATAAAAACTACTTATGCCAAATAAATATGGCGCTAAAAAAACAATCGTTGATGGAATTAAGTTTGATAGTAAATTTGAATCAACAAGATATCAAGAGTTGAAACTATTGGAGCGATCCAAGGCAATTACAGGGCTGCAGCGGCAAATCAAGTTTGAATTGATACCCAAGCAAAAAGGCGAACAAGCCTGTGTTTACATAGCAGATTTTGTGTACTTTGAGAATGGTAAACCTGTTGTTGAGGACACAAAAAGTCCTGTAACAGTCAAAGAACATGCTTATATTATCAAGCGAAAATTAATGAAGCAGATTTATCCACAATATGAGTTTAGGGAGGTTGTGAAATGAACATCAAGGGTGAATTATTTAATCAAGATATGACTGTAGCATTTCTGGAAAATAGAAAAGGGCGCACAAGCAGACCAATACAACTTGACTATGATTTTAAACATGGTGACGGTTTGGACAGACCACCATATGAGCAAAACGGTAAATTTTACTTTGACATTCAGACAAAGGTTGATGAAAGCCGTCAATATGAAATTAAGCCAAAATATCAGTCTGGAGATATTATGTATGGGCGTGAAACGTTTCGTATTATCGGTTGGAATGGTCGTGAAGACGAATATGATTATAAAGCTGATGGATGTGACCCTGAAATTGATAAAGGAATTTTAAGCTGGCATCCATCCCTCCACATGCCCCGCAAAGCCTCACGTCTGTGGTTTCGTGTGACTGATGTAAAGGTACAAAACATCAAGGATATGACAGTGCAGGACGCGGTTGATGATGGTTTTAAGGCAGATTGTGGGTTGTCTGCATCTTGTAAATTCAATAACTTTTGGACAGGTCAATATGGATTAGATTGTCCGTGGATGTGGGTTTATTCCATAGAGAGAATCAGCAAAAAGGAAGCATTGAAGTATGAGCAGTGAAAGCAGCTCCACATGCACCGTCTGCAAGCATGAATTATACAACTGTGAAATCCGTACATGCCCGAAGTCACAGCAAAAGATTTGTCGCTATTGCTGCATGAAGTGTGAAGACAGCGAAAATGACGGAATAGGGCAGATTTGTGAGGAGGCAAACCATGGCAGAACCAACAATTCAACAGTTTGACCATGCAATGTTAAAAGTTTGGTTTTCTGGCGGAAATTATAGCCGCAATGTCGCAGATGTTATGACGGTCGAGCGGAACGGAAATGTACTTACGGTTTACTCTTACGACCAAAGAATATTTATATTCAACTGGGATAACATCAGCTTGATAGAGGAGATAGAGCAGTGAAAGCTGAATTGTTCAACGACAACTTTCAAAATTATAAGCGATATAACATTCCAAAAGCGCAACTTGTCATTGCCGATATACCGTATAACCTCGGAAATTATGCTTATGCTTCAAGCCCTGAATGGTATGTTGATGGTGATAACAAAAATGGAGCAAGCAAAAAAGCAGGAAAAGCATTTTTTAATACTGATTTTAACTTCAACATTGCCGAATACTTTCACTTTTGTAACAGACTGTTAAAAAAAGAGCCTAAAGAGTGTGGAAAATCACCCGCAATGATTGTATTTTGCTCATTTCAACAGGCGAGCATGGTAGCTGAATATGGTAAAAAGCATGGGTTTAATCACAGCTACCCTATTTTCTTTATTAAAAACTATTCTGCTCAGGTACTTAAAGCTAACATGAAAGTTGTCGGAGCTACAGAACACGCAATAGTTCTTTACCGCGATAAACTCCCAAAATTCAACAACAACGGAAAAATGGTTTTTGATTGGTTTAACTGGAAAAAAGACAATGCGAATGATTACCCCAAAATACACCCAAATCAAAAGCCAGTTGCGCTGCTGAAACAGTTAATAAGCATCTTTACAGACGAAAACGATGTTGTTATTGACCCGTGCGCAGGAAGTGGAACAACACTCCGAGCCGCTTATGAACTTAACAGGAAAAGTTATGGATTTGAGATTTCTAAAAGTTTCTTCAAGGAGTCAAAAGAAAAAATGCTCAATTTGGAATTGTTAGAAGCTCAAACAAGGCTATTTTGAGAGGTGATATTACATGAAATCACATCTTCCCAATACAATTCGTAAATCCGACCTCAAAGCAGCAATGAAAGAGGAATTACAGCAGGCGTACAACGAGGGGCTATCTGATGGGCGTGACATTGATCTGATTGCCGCCAATCGTAAATTTAAGGTGGGGAGAAAACGCCTTATAGAATTTAATGAGGTTGCCAATGCCCTTGTGGACGAGTACAACGCTTGCTATGAGGATGAAATAGGCAGAGGGAAAGTTAAACAAGCACTTGATGAAATAATGAATAGGGGCAGTAAATTTGCCCTAAGGAGGAATCAAATTGAATCTTGATGAAATAAAGGCACAGTTTATGGATCCGTGCAAAGTATGCCCAAGTGTGGTTGTTCCTGTTGATTGTGATGGTAAGAAAGACTGCACATTACATTTGATGTATGAAAAAATTGGCGTTCTGATTGCAGAGGCTGAACAGTTGCAAGAATCCCAACGGTGGCATGATGCAGTGAAAGGGCCACAACCATTAAGCGAATATCCCGGATATAACAAATCTTATGGTGTAGTTATATATACCGACAACGGGTTAGTATTAGGTGCTGAATGGGAAACGGCTAAAATACGCGGGAAAATTATCGGACGATATACATGGCATGGAAGACTATGTATATGGAAAGTTGTTAAATGGATGTCCTTACCAAAACCACCAAAGGAGGGCAGACCATGAATGAAATGAGTGCAAAAGAGTGTGCAGGGAGGCTACAATATAATCTTGTAAGAGGGTGTGGCGCGTTTGACCCTGCTGCAATTCGCGCCGCCACCGAGATAGCCTGCCAAGTTGAACGCGGTGAACTGGTGAAAGCGGTACATGCAAGGTGGATTATAAATAGTGACGGCTACTATCCATATTGCTCTAACTGCCACGTAGAACCCAAAGGTGGAAACATGACTGATTATTGCCCCTCATGCGGTTCAAGAATGGATGCCAATACGGGAAATCACATAACGGGAAAGGATGATGAAAAGGGATGAAAGTACCAATCAAAAACCGTGTTGCGCAATACTTTTGTAATCACGATTATCAGAATTTCGAGACCCCAATAGATAAAAAGAGTAATCCGTGTGGTTTTGTTTCGCTTAACGAAGATAGGGGAATATGGGTATGCGTAAAATGTGGGAAACGAAAATGAACATCACTTACATAGCAGAACTAGGAATGAAAATTATGTTTGAAAGTGAGGTTGCAAATGAAAATATCACGCAAACGGTGGGTGATTACAAGAAATAACGGTGCAGATATATTTTGTGGGCTTGCCCGTTGCTATCAATTTAAGCCTATCAATGAAATTGGTAACACATCTATTAAAACGTATCTTAGCCGTGATAAGGCTATATCGGCGTTTAATAGCAGCTGGAACACAGAATATGATGACGATTATTATAAAGCAATTGAAGTAACTGAATCAATTTACACAGAAAGTGAGGTAGACAATGGAATCTAAACTATGCCCTATGTGTGGCAGAAAATTGGAGGAATCGAAATGCAGATAGGTAAAGCAGTTGCTATATTTATGCAAATTGAATCGGATAAATATACCGAGGAAGAAAAAGCGCTAGCAATACATGAGGTTTTGAAAATGCCAACGCATAATGGAATCACCAAAGATATGGTACTTAAAGTCACTAAATATCTTTTACAAATTGTTGAGCGTACAGAACATTTTGAGGTTGTTACAGAGGAGAAATTAAAATGAGTGAAGAATTGAACAAGCAATGGCTGATTAACAGACCGAAATCCCTTGTTGATAGTTGCCAACGCTCTGAAAATCAATCACACGGGCAAGACGAAGTTTATTACCGCGCAAAAGTTCAAGCATACACAAGCGCTATAAAACTTGCTGAATTAATACCCGAACGCCCACAAACTAAAAACTCACCGCTTACCCTTGAGGAATTGAGAGAATGCCCGTTTACTATAGCCGAAAGAGCAGCAGTTAACGCTTTAAAAATCGATAACGGTGATGGAGCATACATTTTGAAGCGCTACGCAGACGTTGTTTTACACTATATAAAATTTTTACAGTCGGAAGTCGTACGGCTGAGCACCCAACCCGAAAACTCACCGCTTACATTGGACGAGTTTAGAAAGATGTGTCAGGCAACATTTAAAAAAGTGTATGGTCCAATTTGGATAAAGACTATTCCAGATGGGAAAATATCGTGTCAAATTACACGCAATCTTATAAAAGCAGACGGCAGATGCAAAATGCCAAAGGAATGGGTAGATGCACATAGCGTAAATTTGTTACTTGAAGATTACGGTAAAACATGGCTTGCCTATCGCTATAAACCGGAGGATAAATCATGAAACCGATATATGAACTATCCGGACGCGCCGGTGAATATTGCAGTCTCGCAATCAACATTTATGATACCTGCAATCATGGCTGTACATACTGCTATGCTCGCAAAATGTATGAACGTTATCATGGTAAAGATACGTTTTGCAAAGTGCCTGAACCGCGCAAAGACATTGTAGAAGCCACGCAGAAACAACTTGCAAGTGGCAAATATGAGGGCAAGACAATTCAACTCTGTTTTATGTGTGACCCCTATCCGGCAGATATTGATACTACACCAACAAGGGGAATTATCAAGGCTATCAAGGCGGCGGGCGCACATGTTCAAATACTTACAAAGGGCGGTATAAGAGCCGAAAGAGATTTTGATTTGCTCGACAGCGGGGATAGTTTTGGAGTGACTATAAGTGGTTACAGAGAAACAAGTAACATAAACGAACCGCGAGCAGACAATACCACAAATCGGTTACGAACATTAAGAGATGCGCACTCTCTTGGCATTAAAACATGGTTAAGCTGTGAGCCAGTTTTTGATGTTGACCAAATATACGATTTGATTATTTACACTGAATTTATCGACTTTTACAAAATCGGCAAGCTCAATTATTATCCGTCAGACATCAATTGGGGTGAATTTGGACGTGAATGTGAAAGACTTTGCAAAGAATATGGCTGTAATTATTATATCAAAGAGGATTTGAGAAAAGAGATGGATAAAATAAGTCATGAGCCTTAATATGCAGTTTACAAGGGATGGCCTACATCAAATTTTAGCTGAAGATATGGCAGATAAGTTTGACCCATGTCACCGCGGGCTGAAAATAGATCACGGTTCAGTAGATAACCAATTAATCAGCGACGAATATACAAGAGAATGGGACGAGCTACACCCTCCTAAGCCCAAAAATCCAGTAAGTGAGAGGGAAAAGCGAATTATAGATTTAAGGGACCAAGGCCTGAAATTTGCTGAAATTGCTGAAATGCTTGGTTCAACTGCAAATTCAGTGCAGACAACTTATTTAAGAGCAAAGAAAAAGAGGGATTAGATGCCAAATAAACGCGATTTGAAATATTCAGAAAGTGTTGAACAGTTTTTGTCTGCCATTCGTGAAATTCAGCAACTTTATGATATGCGATTTGAACAAGTTCACGTCAAGGATGAAGAAGACCAAGACTTGATGCATCAGATTGAATTTGAACCGCATAGTAAAGTTCGCTCACGCCTTGCAACTATTTTGCATAAAGTTCGTGTTGAACGCAGGCAAGCAAAAAATTTTGTACAAGATTATAAGCAAGTAATAGATTTTCTTGAAACTAATAAAGCTATTATTCCCAAAGTAGAACAACTTCTAGGACTGATAAGAAAGGCAGAAATTCCAAAGCACAGGGAGTATACGCCGAGAATAAGAAAGGTGCAGGATGACACTAAAAGAGCTTGAATATGCACTAGACAACTATTATCATCATGTAGCATATAACGCGGCTGTGAAGCACCGCAATGATCTCGTGGAGGAATATCAAGACCAGTTTGATACACTTAGCAGTATAGAATATTCGGACATGCCGCACGCTACAACTGTGCAAGACGGCGTACTTAATACTATTTGCCGAATTGATGAAACAGTGGAGCAATTGAAAAGGCGAATTGTAAAAGCTCAAGAAAAAATCAATGAGATCATGCGAGTTGACGAAATCATAGAAGATTCTTTACCACATTTGGAACATGAGGAGGAAGAAATTGTTGCATTACGACATGGGCAGAGTAAGGAAATGAAGTTTCTACAAATAGCCGCAGCCATGTACTATTCGGAAGATAGAATCAAGAAAAAATACCGAGTTGCACTTATTAAAATTGTAAAATTGATGGAGGAAGAGTAATGGTAATACAAATCACCAAAACAGCAGAACAAGCGAAGCAAGAAAAACAAGAGTATAAAGACTATATCAAAGCAATTGATATTTGTCCTAACTGCAAGTGCAGAAACCACGAAATTAGATACAACTACGTTAACCTTTATAAAGGCCATAAAGACGGCAATGTCACGGATTGCAAATGTAAAAAATGTCATGCCGAATGGAGCGTTGCTGATGTTGCAATCGAAAAATCTCAACCCGAAATAACCCGAAATAACTCCTAACAGGCATTGCGTTATTTACTGGTTTACTCTATACTTAAAGCATACAAATATATTTAAAAATGCCTATCCGGTAATAATCGGGTGGGCATTTTCTTATGCTGATGTAGTTCAGATGGTAGAACAGCCGTTCTGTAAGCGGCTTGTCGAGGTTCAAATCCTTTCATCAGCTCCAACGACCCACCACGCTTAACGGCGCAGAGTACCGATGCGGACTAGGGTGGGCTTTTTAACATCCCGCATGTGATGTACATAATCAACATGTGCCGTGTTTCGCAAAGTTCGCGGAATATAAAACAAATTGCCGCCTAGTAAGGCTTAAGGATAAGGTGATAATATGCTTGAATTAGCTGCTAAATATGAAAATGAATTGCAGATAAAATTTGCAGACGCTTTTATGGATGTTAAAAACCTATTCTATTTCGGCGGCGGATACACCGACAAATATAAAGCGTCTGAAACCACATGGAATAAACATGAGTTTGTTTCACTTGTCGATGGGAAAGTTGTGGGCTATCTCTCCTATAGCATCAATCAGAGAACAAATTCCGCTGATGGTATGTGCGCTATTAACTTTGGAAGCAAAAACCCCACATTTTCCAAAGATTTTATGCAATTTCTAAAAAATATATTTGAGAAATACCATTTCAGAAAATTAAGTTTTGGAGTTTATATCGGAAATCCTGCAGAGAAAATGTATGATCGATACATAAAGAAATTTGGAGGACACATTGTAGGCGTGGAAAAAGAATCCAATATGCTTATAGACGGGAATTTTTATGATTACAAAATGTATGAAATATTTAGAACCGACTATTTGAAAGCAATGACGCCATGAGCAATAAACACCCACACTATAAACCACCAATGAGTAATAAAGTATGGAGTGAGATAAGCAGGGATATTGACGAGTATTACAGGGTTCATAAGAAACACAAAAAAACCTTAGTACCAAGATAGTAATTATATATAGGGTGTAGTAAGAGCAGTTATATATATTATATATTTATATCACGCGTGCGCACGTGAGGAACGTTAAATCGTGAGGTGGGAGGGTATGCCTAATGAAATAGATAGGCAAGCAATTGAGAGAGATTACAACACAGGAATGAAATATAAAGAGCTTGCTGAAAAGTACGGCGTAGCCATAAGCACAGTGAAGTCATGGAAGACACGGTACAAGTGGGATAGAAGCGTACAAAAGGACGCATACAAAAAACAAAAAAGTACGCGTACAAAAAAAGATGTACGCACACAGGGCAAGACAACCGAAGAACAACCAATTGATAACGAAGTAGACACGCTAAACATCACCGACAAACAAAGGCGATTTGCGGATGAATATCTTATAGACCTCAATGCAACACAGGCAGCTATAAGAGCAGGATATAGTCCGCGGACGGCGCAGCAGCAGTCGAGTGATCTCTTGTTAAAACTTGTTATTCGCGATTATATAGATCAACGCCTTGCTGAGCAGTCGGCACGCACAGGCATTAATTCAGAGAGAATACTCCGTGAATACGCAAGGATGGGCTTTGCACGAATACCGGATATAGTGGACACCACAACAGGAAAAGTAAAAGAAAACCTATCACCTGATGATGCTGCAGCTATATCTTCCATCAAAATTAAAACCTTTGAATCAGATAATGGTTCTAGCACTGAATGCGAAGTTAAAATACACGACAAGCAAAAGGCTCTCCAACGCCTTGAAAAATATCAAGGGCTTACAAAGCAAGAAGATGAACATTTACAGCTTGAACAGCAGAAGCTTGAATTTGCC